CAAGTTGATGGATTTTCTGCGTGGACATGGAATAGTGTAACATCCGCAGGTACTTGGACTGATTTAACTTCTGATTATCTTTCGGGATTATTGAGTTAATATGTATTCAACAGAATGTAATTATTTTATAATAATTAACAACTTCAACAAACACGGAAACTCAAACTCCAACACCAACAAATACGCAGACTCCAACTGTAACACAAACACCATCAGGTCCATTATGTAAAAGATATGCATTTTATGGTGGAACTACTGATACTCTTTTTGTTGGTAAAGATTGTAGTGGATTTGATTACGACTTCACAGTTCTTGGTGGTAATACATATGTTGCTTGTGTTGCGAACTATATAATTGTGAGTGGAGATGGATTTGTGACCTACATAAATCCTTGCTAAGAAATAAAATAAGATTACTTTATAAAATTAGAGAAAATCGTAGTATTTATTAGATAAATAACATTTAAGATGGCATGTAGCAAATATACACTAACGAATACTGGTTCAACAACAGTAAATTTTAATTATCAAAGATGTGATGACACTCTTTGGCAATATCAAATAGAATTATTACCAGGTCAAACAAAAAATATTTGGCTTGTAAATGGAACATATTCTTCCGCTCAATTATTTCAACAATCAATTGTTTTAATTAATGACGGAGTTTTCCCTCCACTTCAAATCACTCCTACACCATCTGTTACGCCAACAGCAACTCCAACACCTACAGTTACTTCTACGGTAACTCCAACACCAAGTGTTACTGCAACAGTTACTCCAACTATTACACCAACAATAACCGTAACACCGACTAACTCGAGAAATATCTTCGCAGTTACTTCGGGAACAACTGCGGAAATTGCTTGTCAAGGAATTAACTCGACAACAATTTGGGGTGAAGACTCAGCATTTGATGCTAACACACAATTCTATAATTCAGATTCGGGACCTGTATCAATTGATATGACAGGTTACTATAGTGATGGAACGGACGTTGTTCAAGTTGATTCAACAGGAACAACAGTTGGATTCTTTACAATATGTAATACTCCAACACCAACTCCAACAAGCACACAAACTCCAACAGTTACTTCAACGGTGACCCCAACGGTTAGTGTAACTCCAACAATCACACCAACTCAAACTCAAACTCCAACTCCTTCAATAGGATATTATACTTATGTATTAGGAACTGGAACAACAACAAATGATGCATGTAACAACTTTAACGTAGCACCACAAACATTATTCGGAACATTAGCAGGTGGCGTTGGACCAAACATTGGTGAAACATTATATCTCGATAGTTCTCTATCAACTCCAGCAACAAATGCATTTTATTCTAATGGAACTGCATTATATCAAATAACAGGTGGAGCGGGATTAATAACTGCCGTAGAACCTGATGGTTGTGTCGGTATTGTAACACCAACACCTACAATATCTCAAACACCAACACAAACCCCTACAAATACTCCGACAATATCTTTGACTCCAACTAACACTGTTACTCCAACAGTTACTGATACACCTACCCAAACACCTACTTCAACTGAAACACCTACACCAACTGTGACTGCAACGGTTACTCCAACAATTACTCCGACAACAACAACAACTCCAACGGTGACTCCGACAACAACAACAACTCCAACTCCAACAAATGCTAGATTCAGTTTCTTAACGACATCTGGAGCAACAGCATATGATGCTTGTCATGGAGGTTCTTCTATAACAATTTGGGGTGATGAATCGCTCTTTGACCAAAACACTATATTTTATGATTCTGCTTCAGGTCCTACAACAACTGACTTAGCAGGTTTCTACTCATATAATGGTCTAGTTGTTCAATTACTTTCAAATGGTTCGGAAACAGGAGGATATACAGGATGTGTTAGTCCGACACCAACACCAACAGTTACACCAACAGCAACAGTAACACCAACAGTTACACCAACATTAACACCAACTCCAACTCAAACAATTGGATATTACACTTATAGTTTAGGTTACGACGCATCGTCAGCATCAACAGCTTGTTCTGACTTCGCAATTTCACCGATAGCTATTTACGCACCTCTTGTTGGTGGACCAGGTCCTAACATTGGTGAAACATTGTATTCTAATTCAGGTCTTACTGTAACAGCACCTAATGGATATTATTCTAATGGAGTTGCTTGGTATCTTGTAACTGGAGGAGCAGGAGTAGTAAACTCAGTTGACCCTAACGGTTGTTAATAACATAAAAAAATTAAAATTATATATAACCCTCTACTTTTGTAGAGGGTTTTTTATTTTTATACCAAATATAATTTATGAGTAAAATTTTTATACAAATTGCAAGTTACAGAGACCCTCAATTGGTTCCAACTTTAAAAGATATGATTGCAAATGCAAAGAAACCGAAAAACTTGGTTTTCTCGATTGCAAGACAATTCAGTGAAACAGATGGGTTTGATAACCTTGATGAATTCAGAAAAGATAAAAGATTTAAAATCTTAGACATTCCTTACCAAGAAGCTAAAGGTGTTTGTTGGGCAAGAAATCTAACACAACAATTGTATGATGGTGAGGAATATACAATGCAGATTGATTCTCACATGAGATTCGAAAAAGATTGGGATGAAACCTTAATCAAAATGATGAAGGGTCTACAAAAAGACGGTTACAAAAAGCCTCTACTTACGGGTTATGTTCCGTCTTTTGACCCTGAAAATGACCCTGCGGGAAGAGCACAAGATGCTTGGAGAATGGCATTCGATAGATTTATTCCTGAAGGTGCTGTGTTCTTTTTACCTGAAACAATTCCAGGTTGGAGAGAACTTAAAAAACCTGTGACTGCAAGATTCTACTCAGCACACTTTTGTTTTACATTAGGACAGTTTTCAACTGAAGTTCAACACAATCCTGAATATTATTTTCACGGAGAAGAAATCTCAATTGCTGTAAGAGCTTACACATGGGGTTATGATTTATTCCATCCTCACGTTCCTGTTGTTTATCACGAATATACTCGTAAAGGTAGAACAAAACAATGGGATGATGATAAAGGTTGGGGTGAAAGAAATAGAATTTCTCATTTAACTAATAGAAAATTATTTGGTATGGATGGTGAAAAACAAGAAGGACATGACGGTCCTTATGGTTTCGGAACTGAAAGAACTTTAAGAGAATATGAAAAGTATGCGGGAATTTTATTTGAAAAAAGAGCAATTCAACAATACACACTAGATAAAAATTATGCACCAAATCCATATAATTATGAAACAGAAGAGGATTGGAAAAATGATTTTGCTGTAGTATTCAAACATTGTATTGATATTGGTTATAGTCAAGTTACGGAAACAGATTACGATTTTTGGGTAGTTGCATTCCATAACAAAGAAGATAAAACTTTATTTAGAAAAGATGCTGATAAGGCGGAAATTAGTAGAATGATGAATGACCCTGATAAGTATTGTAAAGTATGGAGAGAATTCCAAACATCAGAATCACCTTCATATTGGGTAGTTTGGCCTCACTCAGAATCAAAAGGATGGTGTGATAGAATTACAGGTCAATTAACTCACAATCACATAAGTTAATGGATAGGTATACTTCAAAAGAGAATTATGTAACAAGAGACCCAAATCCTGATGAGTGGAGAACCCACCCAAATAACAATATTTTAAAATTTTATGAAGATAAATTATTAGGTAATGTTTTAGATTTTGGATGTAATCACGGCTCTTGTTCTTTTTTAATTTTAGACAATCCTAATGTATCTAATGTTTTGGGTTTGGATTTAAATCCTGAAGCAATTGAAGTTGCATATGAAACTAAATTAAATTCTTATTCTGACTCAAAAATAGAATTTGTTGTTAAAAACATTTTGGAATTTGAATATGATGGAAAATTTGATTCAATAGTTTCTTTCCACACTTTAGAGCACATATATCCCGATGATGTTGATGCGGTATTACAGAAGTTAAAATCATATCTTATTGACGGTGGATACTTTGTAATTTCAATACCCTACAAAGAGGCGTATGATAATGGAGAACAACATGTTGCTTATTATGATGAAATATCTCTTAAGGATTTGTTTGAAAAAAATAATTATGAAACAATTGAATGTTACTACGACAACAGATGTGGTGGAGGTGGTATATTAACAGGATTGTTTAAAAAACCAGTATAACATGAGTTTAAAAAAAATAGAAAATTATTTTGTTCCAAATTCAATATTGGACATCGGTGCTAACGTAGGTCAATTCTACAATGAAATTAAAAACATATTTCCTAATTCATATTATTATTTGATTGAGGGTAGTGAAAATTGTGACCCAGCATTACAAACATTGAAGGTTGATTATTCAATTTGTTTGTTAAGTGATTCAGAAAAAGAAGTTAATTTTTATGTAAGAAAATCTGAACCGAGATGCACAGGTAATTCAATATATCGTGAAAACACTTCATTCTACGATGATGACCAAATCGTAATTGAAAAAAAACAAACAAAAACACTTTCAAACCTTTTGGGTGAAAAAACATTTGATTTAATTAAAATCGATGTTCAAGGTTCTGAAATTGATATAATAAACGGAGGGTTGGAGATAGTTAAAAATGCTAAAGCCGTTTTGATGGAAGTTTCTCTTGTTGAATATAATCAAAACGCACCAACTAAAGAATTTGTTTATCAGTATATGGGAGACTTAGGATTTAATCCTGTTGAAATTATTGGTAATATAAATCACCCTTTAACTCATGAATTAATCCAACAAGATATTTTATTTTTAAATAAGAAATATGAAAAAAATAGCACTGATAACCGCACTATTTGATTACCCCGAAAATTATGAACCATCATTTTATAAAAATGCTTTAAAGTATTTTTCACCTGAAGACATTCATGTTGTAAGAAACTCAGGATTAATAACTAATGGTTCTTACTATGATAAATTATATTTTTATAAGACTGTTAAAGTTTTAGAATATATTGAGTCGAACATTATTGGAAACTACGAATACATTTTGTTTTTGGATGCAACAGACACAAACTTTATTAAGTCACCTGAGAACTTAATTGAAAAATTTCAAAAACTTAATTGTGATGTTGTAATGGGTGCTGAAAAGGGTTTATGGCCTCCAACAAACTTTACTCACTTGTATGAAAACAAAAGAGCAATTAATGATTGCAAATATCTAAATTCAGGGACTTATTTTGGTTACACTGATAAAATTGTTAATCACCTTAAAGAGATTATCGAAAAAGAATATCAGAATGGTATTGATGACCAAGGTAAATGGACGATACAGTATTTATTGAACGACAGTATTATAATTGACCAAGAGCGTGATTTCTTTTTTAGCACTTTAGATACTAAAGACAGTGTTAAGATTGAGGGTAAAGACGTTTCACTTATAGGGTTAGATGCTTGTATTATACATGACAATGGTCCTCATACTGAAAACACAATTAAACTAACACACATTTTAAATGAAAACAATTAAAATTACAAGGCAAGGCTTTCCAAACGAAAGCATGCATAGTTGGATGCGTTTCTTTATTTTTGTTTTGTCGAAAAAATATAATGTAGTAATTGATGCTGAGAATCCGGACTTAGTTATTTACAGTAATTTAAATTTTAATGAAAACAATATCGATACTTTTTTAAAGGCAAACCCAAAAGTTCACGACCATAACGATAAATCAAAAAAGTTTTTATATGTGTCAGGTGAAGTTGCTGACTTTGGTTCGATGTTACATTTAGATAACCATTGGTCAATTGGTTACCAAAAATTTAATCACGAAAGATATCTAAGACAACCATCTGGTATGTTAGATGTTTGGACTTTATTTGATGAATCAAGACTAACTGATTCACCATTAAATTGGTTAACAGACAAAAGAAACTTTGATATTATATCAAAAAGAAATGTTGGGTTTTGTTCCATAACACAAGCATCTCACAACGATTTTAGAGAGAAAGTTTTTGATAAACTTTGTGAATATAAACAAGTTAATTCTTCTGGTCCATGGAAACAAAATTTGTTTGGAAATGATACTTTAAACAGACATCAATGGATAAATCACATTTACAGTGGAAGAATGGATGGTTTAGGGTATCGTGAGAAGATTGGATTTTTTGAAAAGAATAAATTTAATATTTCAATTCATTTTACAGATACACCATACATCTTACAGGAAAAGATTTTTCACGCTTATTTTAGCGGAGCTATTCCAATTTTTTATGGTAATAAATTTATTCTTGAAGAAGGATTCAACCCAAAAAGTTTTATCAATTTACACGAGTATGATAATATAGATGACTTTTTAGATTTGGTAAAAAGAATAGATAGTGATACTGAATTGTATCGTTCTTATATTGAAGAACCTATGTATGTGAACAACTCCTTACCTGAATATATGAGTTTTGATTACACATTAAACTTTTTAGAAAAGGTTATTGAATCGTGAGGTATGCGTTTTGCACAATAGCAATAGGGGATGAATATTTACAAAATGCGATAAATTTTGCAAATAAATTAAATGAGGTTTCAGATGAACATCATTACGTTGTTGTAACAAATGTAAATTCTCCTACGATTAAAAACACAACATTTGTTCAATTACCTGAAAACCAAACATTATTTATTCATAATTTTTTCAATTACAATTTAAAATATCTGCCAATCAAAGTTGCTTCTGAGTTAGGATTTGAATATGTTTTCTTTGTTGATTCTGATTGGAACTTGGAAGACGGGTTCTCAACTGAAAAAATAAATACTGTTATAAGTTTTATGGAATCTAACGATTATGATATGTTGTTTGAAAGACCACATTCAATTGGTGATGGAAAGCATGATGGAAATAATTCTTTTTGGAGACATAAAAGAGATTTCTATAAATTATTAGAAACTGATGAATTTGATAATGGTCATGTTGTAAATGAACAGTTTTTAGTTTTCAAGAATTCTGAAAAATTAAAAATATTCACTTCTTTTTGGGAAAAATTAACCAACGATTCAACTGAATCAAACGTTTGGGCATTTGCTGAAGGGGTTGAAATAGGTATGTCGTCAGTCAAGGCTAATCTTAAATGGTGTTATTTTGGGTGGCAAAATATATTAAACAATTGCTTTAGTTTCTTTACTAAAGACGCTAAATTTTATAAAAGATTTTAAATATGAATATACAAGAAAACATAACTAGATTAACAAATTTAAAAGAAAATGATAGTTTGTCTGGTTTCATGGGTAATACTGCACAACAATTTCACGGTGCTTACGAGGTATTTTACGAATTTTTAAAAGAGGTAAAACCAAATCAAATCTTGGAGATTGGAACTGCTTTAGGTGGGTTCACAAATTTTTTGAAGTTAAGTATTGATGACTTAGGGTTATCAACAAAAATATTATCATATGATATATCAGAAAGCCCTTGGTATAAAGATATGATTACTTCAGGTATTGATGTTAGAGTCGAAGACGTTTTTGATTTTGCGGCTCTAACGGTAAAACAAGAAGTTGTGGATTTTGTTAAACAGGATGGAATTACTATTGTGTTGTGTGATGGAGGATGGAAGATTGGAGAATTTAAAATTCTTTCTGAACATGTGAAATCAGGAGATTTTATTTTAGCACATGATTATGCTGAGAACAAAGAAGTATTTGAATCAAATATTTTCGGTAAAGTTTGGAACTGGCATGAAATACAAGATTCTGATATCAGAGAAGCCAGTGATAAAAATAATATAGAAATTTACAAAAAAGAAACGTTTGAGAACGTTGCTTGGACTTGTAGAGTTAAAAAATAAGATATGAACGGAGTAACTTTAGTAACAGGTATATGGGATATTGGTAGAGGTGAACTATCTGAAGGATGGTCAAGACCTTATCAACATTATTTAGATAGATTCGAAAGATTATTGGAGGTTGAGGAAAACATGATTGTTTTTGGTGATGAAAGTTTAAGGGAACTTGTTTTTAGAAAAAGAACGTCAGAGAATACTCAATTTATTGTTAGAGACGTTTCTTGGTTTAAAAATGAATTTTTCGACAAAATTCAAAACATTAGGAATAGTGACGAATGGTCAAATCAAGTTGGGTGGTTAAAAGATTCAACTCAAGCAAGACTTGAATACTATAATCCTTTGGTAATGTCTAAGGTATTCCTATTACATGATGCTAAGATTATGGACCAGTTTAATTCAGAATACTTGTTTTGGATTGATGGTGGTATTGCAAACACAGTTCATCCAGGTTATTTTACACATGATAAAGTGTTTGATAAGTTACCTAAATTCATTTCTAAATTTTCATTTGTTTGTTTTCCATATGAAGCGACAAGTGAAATTCATGGATTTAATTGTCATGTTTTAAATGAAATTGCTGGAGACAAAGTTAATAAAGTTGCAAGAGGTGGATTTTTTGGAGGACCTAAACACACAATTGCAGATATAAATTCAATATACTACGGATTATTAAGTTCAACTCTAAATGAGGGATACATGGGGACGGAAGAATCAATTTTTTCAATCATGTGTTATAAACATTCAGATTTAATTAATTATTTTGAAATAGAGGGTAACGGACTTATAAGTAAATTTTTTGAAGAACTTAAGAATGAAACACTAATTGTTAAGTCTGAAAATCCAACAAGAGGATTATCAAATTTAGATACAAATAAAGTTGGATTGTATGTGATTGGATTCAATAGTCCAAAACAATTCAAGACTTTAATAGATTCAATGTTATCTTACGACCAAGATTATATTTTAAAAACTAAAAAGTTTTTATTAGATAATTCAACTGACCCATCAACTACCGAAGAATATTTGGCAATTTGTAATGAGTTTGGTTTCGAACATATTAAAAAAGATAATTTAGGTATTTGTGGTGGAAGACAATGGATTGCTGAGCATTTTGACCAAACTGATTTAGATTATTATTTATTTTTTGAAGACGATATGTTTTTCCATCCGAAAGACGGAGTTTGTAGAAATGGATTCAATAGATTTGTTCCAAATTTATATTCTAAGACTTTGGAAATTATTAAGAAGGAAAATTTTGATTTCTTAAAACTAAACTATTCAGAATTTTTTGGTGACAATGGAACACAATGGTCTTGGTATAATGTTCCACAACATTTAAGAGTTGAATATTGGCCAGAAAAACCTAAACTACCTCAAGTAGGATTAGACCCAAATGCACCAAGAACTTTATTCAAATCGGTTCATTCACATAAAGGAATCCCTTATGCTAAGGGTGAAGTTTATTATTGTAATTGGCCACAAGTGGTTTCAAGAACAGGAAATCAAACAATGTTTTTGGATACAACGTGGGCACATCCTTACGAACAAACATGGATGAGTCATATGTATCAGTTAACAAAACAAGGAAAATTGTATTCAGGTTTATTGTTAATGACTCCAACAGAACACGATAGATTTGAACATTACGACAGAAGTATACGCAAAGAGTCATAACAATATATTTATTGTTATGGAATTTTATATCAAGAAAAACGCAACACTCCCTGTATTAAAAATGCAGGTTGTAAAAGATGGTAGAGCGGGTTATCTGCAGTTAATGGAAGACTTAGAAGTTTCAACAATTTTCTTTTCGATGATTGATGTTGAGACTGGTATCCCCAAGATTGTATCTGCACCTGCTGAGATTGTTGCATTGATAATGGCCGAGGACGGAGCTCCAACCGAATACTACATTTATTTCAAATTCTCATCAAGAGATACAAACACACCTGGTAGATACCAAGGACAATTCTTAATTAAAAACGATGAAGGTAGTCTTATTTTACCAATCAGAGAAGAACTTTATATCAACGTTCAAGACAGCTTTATTTCTGAAACAGCTTGTTGTTAATTTGATTAATCACCAACATTTTTTATATTTATTAGGGAAGGTAAATTTCACATATTGTGAAAGCTAATAGACCACTCTAAAAAATATATTATGATATCTAACGAAGAGATAGAATCGTTCCTACATGGTAACGACCCTGAAGAATTTATAGTCGCAATCGAGTTCGACTACGCATCCAATTCAATTTACAAAATCAAGGAAATTCCTGGTAAAGGAAAAGAAATACGTAAGGATACCTTCATTCCATTTGCGTGGGTCGGTGATTTACGTGGATTAAAATTTTATAATGACTCCAAAGGTGCTCAGAAAGAAGCGATGACCAAATACGGAATCATGATTGACAAACTTGAGACACAAGATAATGAAAGACTTGAACAGGGATTAACTTATATGGTTAAGTCTTTAAAGGGATATCGTGAGTTAATTCAATTTTTTAGAGATGGTGGTTGTGACCCTTGGGGTGAGAAATCAAAGGATAAAATAATGATTCTACCTCCTGTAGAACAATACTTAATTTCAAAAGAAAAAAGATTATTTAAAGGGTTTGAAGACTACGAACAAGTTACCCGACTTGTATTTGACTTGGAGACCGATGCCCTTGACCCTAAAGATGGTCGTATTTTCATGATTGGAATCAAAACCAATAAAGGATACCATCGAGTGATTGAGTGTCTTGACGAGTCTCAAGAGAAGACTGCAATCATCGAGTTCTTCCGAGTGATTGATGAAATCAAACCGAGCATTATTGGTGGATACAATTCAGCAAACTTCGACTGGCATTGGATATTCGAAAGATGTAAAATATTGGGAGTTGACCCAAAGAAGATTTGTCGTTCATTACACCCCCAACATTCATTCACAAGAAAAGACAGTATGTTAAAACTTGCCAATGAGGTTGAAGAGTATGTTCAGACTTCAATTTGGGGTTACAATGTAATTGATATTATCCATGCTGTTCGTAGAGCTCAGGCTATCAACTCGAGTATTAAAGGTGCGGGTTTGAAATATATTACAAAGTTCATCAATGCTGAAGAACCTGACCGTGTGTATATCGACCATGAAAACATTGGTAAGATGTATAAGAATAAAGAGGAGTATTGGTTGAATGTTCAGAATGGTAAGTATAAAAAGGCAACTGAATACCAAGATTTAGATGTTAAGTTTTCTGGGGTATACATAAAAACTACTGGGGATAATCTTGTTGAGAGATATCTTGACGATGACTTGGATGAAACTCTCAAGGTTGACAAAGAATTCAACCAAGGTTCGTTCCTTCTTGCCGCAATGATTCCGACAACTTATGAAAGGGTATCAACAATGGGAACCGCAACATTATGGAAAATGTTGATGTTGGCTTGGTCTTATAAACATAAGTTGGCTATTCCTGCTAAACAATCGAAGACAGACTTCGTAGGAGGTCTTTCTCGACTACTTAAGGTTGGTTATAGTAAGAACGTCCTTAAGCTCGACTTCTCGTCTCTATACCCCTCTATTCAACTTGTGCACGATGTTTTCCCTGACTGTGATGTAACAGGTGCGATGAAAGGGATGTTAAAGTATTTCCGTGATACTCGTATCAAATACAAACAACTCGCTGAGGAGTATTATACTATCGACCGTAAGAAGTCTGAGTCATATGGTAACAAACAGTTACCGATTAAAATCTTTATCAACTCGATGTTCGGTGCGTTGTCAGCTCCTCAGGTTTATGCTTGGGGTGACATGTATATGGGAGAACAAATCACTTGCACAGGTAGACAATATCTCCGTCAGATGATTAAGTTCTTTATGACCAAAGGTTATGTTCCTCTTGTAATGGATACGGATGGTGTGAACTTTTCAACTCCTGACGACGCGAAAGATAGGGTTTATGTTGGTCGAGGTTTGAATTGGAAAGTTAAATTAGGTAAAGAGTATTATGGACCTGAAGCTGATGTGGCAGAATACAATGACATATTCATGAGGGGTGAGATGGCACTTGATACGGATGGTATATGGCCGTCATGTATTAACTTGGCTCGTAAGAACTATGCGGTTATGGATGCTAAGGGAAAAATTAAGTTGACGGGTAACTCAATCAAATCAAAAAAACTTCCATTGTATATTGAGGAGTTTTTGGATAAAGGTATCAAAATGTTATTAGAGGGTGATGGTAAGTCATTTGTCGAATATTATTATGAATACTTTCAAAAGATTTTCGATAAAAAAGTTCCATTAAGTAAGATTGCCCAAAGAGCTAAAGTAAAGTTAACACTTGACGAATATAGGAAGAGGTTGACTCAAAAGACAAAGGCCGGTAATAGTATGTCTCGAATGGCTCACATGGAGTTGGCAATTCAAGAAAACTTGGGTGTGAATCTTGGTGATGTAATAATGTATGTTAATAACGGAACAAAGGCATCTCAGGGTGATGTTCAGAAGATGACAGTAAAACAAATCAAAGATACTAACACACTTAATCAGTTTAATAACCCTAAAGCAAAACCTATCACTGACGGAGTTATGGTTAATTGTTATATGTTGGATAAAGATATTTTGGATAAAGACCCTGAACTTACTGGTGATTATAATGTTCCAAGAGCAATTGCAACATTCAACAAAAGAATCGAACCTTTGATGGTTGTATTTCAAGATGAAGTTAGAAATGGTTTAATTGTTTCTGACCCAGAACAAAGAGGGATATTTACAACAGCACAATGTGAGTTGATTAATGGACATCCATTAGGTGAAGGTGACCAAGATGATTTACAAAAAGACGTGTTGGATATAACAGAGCAAGAGTTAAATTATTGGGAAAGACGTGGTCTTAAACCAGATTACATGTATGACTTAGCCGAAGAAGATTGGAAAAAAAAATTAGGAATTCTTGAGACCGTCTGATGAAAGAATATACCAGTTATTAACAACAAATCTGAACTCAACACAAGCGTATCTATCTAAAAGAATCTCATCGTAATCCTCGTCAATTCTTCCAATATCGGGTTTTACGAGAGTTCTTGTCATGGCTTTAACAACAACATGGTCTGTTGTTCTTGAATCTAATACGATAGTTGATTCATCAATGCCTCTTACAACGATACACGCCTCACCGTTGGTAACATATTCCCTTTCAGAAACAGTGGATATTTCGGAAGTCTTTATTGTTGTTCCGTTAATAATTCTTTGAGAAGGTATTGTTCTAATTATTGCCATTATATTACGTAGATTTGTCTCGGCATTGCCCTGAACTTCATTTGTTTATTTAAGTTTTCGGCAATCAACGCCTCTCTTTCCATTACTTTTTCAGGTCTTAATCTTGTCAACCATCCTTCAGCACCAATTAACTCTTCAATAAGTTTTGATTTTTCGTCTTTGGATTCCGTCAACAAACTTTGATAGTCCATTGTTATCTCTGAGTCAGGGGTTTTTAGATTACCAGAATATTTCCCTCTAACCCTTGCTAGTGTTTCTTTACAGTATGCGGTAAACCATCTTCTAACCCATTGTTGACCAGGGGTGTTTAAGTCTTCCCAAGTTAACTCTTCAATAGGAACATCTGTTGGTAATTTAATAATGTCAGGGTTTGCTTTTAAACAATCTGCCCTATCGTCAGAACCTACATCATAATACCAATACCAAACGGCTCTACCCGCATACATACTATAGTTATTCCAGTTGAATCTTCCACCAGGGGTATTATAAAGGAATACGTTTCTTTTACCATCAGGTAATCCTGTAATTCTGTATGTTAAAGAACCTCCAAGGATTCTATTAAGAATATTTGATTCTTGCATTCTTATGAGGTAATCAAATCCTGACATCATAAAGTAGGAACCTTGATAACCCATTTGTGCATAACCAGCTTCGCTTGCACCTAAACCTATACCACCAAATCCAAATCCACCGACACCACCTAATCCAAATGCAGTAAACGGTTGATTACTGAACCATAATAATTCATTAACCTCACGACCAGCAGGGATTTCGTAGTTTTGAGTGTTTGCACTTAGGATGAAATAATCTTGCTTTAAAACCCATGGTCCTACTGTTTGTAGTCCAACAATTTTTGAATATGAGTATGCGAATTGTTGTTCGAAATCCATTGTTCTTGTTACAAGTGCTCTCGCAACAGATTTTTCAGTCATATTTAAATTCACCAAGTTAACCCATTGGCTATCGATTAACCATTGGAGAATGTATTCTTCGTAGTCACCAATGGCAAGTTCCATTAATGAATCCATTTGTTCATCTTCGAGCTCAACGCTTCTGAGAGGAGCACCTAAGAGGTGTTTAATTCTCGTATATATTTTGGACCTTTCTGGTTCTGGAATTACTGCCATATCTTATAAATATATCTTAGTTTATTCTATTTCGTGTATCAAAGAATCTAAATTGAATGAATATTGATTCTCATCGGTCAGTGGGTTGTTTTTGAATATAAGTATCTTGTTAGTCTTTTGATTTACAAAGATTAACCAATCAGTATCATATTTCTTCACATTACCAGTATCTAATAATTCTACCTTATCTTTTATCAAAGACATTTTAGAATATGGTTTTACCTGTGCAGTATATTCTTTACCATCTAAATTAACAATTAAGTCAATTCCTTTAAAGGCATCTTTTTTCTGTCCGTGACCACCTACTTGAATTATTTTAACATCTTTACCAAAATACAACTCCATTTTCTTTGTTGCACTTAATTCACTTTTTTGCCCTCTTTTCCAAAGAACCATTAGAACTTTAATGATATTAATAAAATCTTTGTTTGTTTTAGTGAAAATATCGTTTCTAAAATAATCTAACGCTCTTAAGAATCTTTTTACCTCATTAAGGTTTCTATTTTCGGGGTTTGAAAAATCAAACATCTTATCTAATTGTCCTAAAGATTCTATTTGATTGTTTACAGATTTAACAATAAGACAAAATGAGTTGAAGTTTGTGTTAAGGTTATTTAACATTGACCTACCATCTTTTGTTTCAATTCCGTAGAATCCTGACATTTCTTTTGAAGTGGCGTCAACCCAAAATTGACTGAATACTTTTTTCAAGATGTGTGTTATACCAGTCTGATAAACATCTTTGATTTTTCTGTTGTTAATTAATTCATTGTAGAAGGCAACTTCTTTAGGAGAACAAAATTTAGGCTCTTCCGATTCAGAAATAATTTTTGAAAATCCTTCTGATTCCAAAAGTTTTGTTTCTGTTTTCATCTCATACAACTTTGATATAAAATCCCAATTGACAACCTTCCAAAAATTTGAAATGTATTCGTCTCTTTTGTTTCTATACTTCAGATAATAAGCATGTTCCCATAGGTCCAAACCTAAAAGTGGAAATCCACCGCCTTCAATAACATTCATTAATGGATTGTCTTGGTTCGGTGTGGACATAATCTTCAAACCGTTTTTTGCAGTGAGAACTAACCAAACCCAACCAGAACCAAATCTATCTTTAGCAACAGTTTCAAATTTCTTTTTGAAAGTTGTGAATGAACCAAACTCTTTGTTAATTTTTTTATAAAGTTCGCCTGTTAACTTTTTTGGGTTAGGTGTTAACATGTTCCAAAACAAAGCGTGGTTGAATGCTCCTCCCGCATTGTTTCTAACTGATTTATCAAAACGGCTAATAGTTTTAATGATTTGTTCTAATTCTAAATCACCGTATTTTTTCTTTGATAAGGCCGTGTTTAATTTATCTACATACCCTTTGTAATGCTTGTTATAATGGAAGTCCATTGTTTCTGCATCGATAAATTGTTTGAGGGCTGAGTAGGAATAAGGTAGTTTTTCTATTCCAATTTTTTTCATTTCGTTAATCAACTGTTTTTTTTCTTCTTGTATGTGGTTTTCTTGTATTTGTTTTTCTAACAGTTGAATTTCTTCTTCAATCTTTTTCATGATATTTGATTATCTATTTCTAAATAAATAATCTGTAAGTGCGTTTAATGTCTTAACTCGTTGATTCTTCTTAAAATTTCTTCAGCATAATCAGCTGAATTTACGTTATCACCCATTACAGTTGAGATAACTTGTTTTTTTGCGTTGAGGATATCGTAGATAATTCCTTCGATTGTATTTTCGAAAATAGGATAATAAACGAGAACGTTATTTTTTTGACCATATCTATACGCTCTATCTTCGGATTGGGAGTGGTCGGATGGTAAGAACGATAGGTCATTCATAATTACTGCTTCAGCGGAGGTTAATGTTAAACCAACACCAGCGGCCTTAATGTTTCCAACAAAAACTTTTACTTTGGGGTTGTCTTGGAACTCATCAACACTATGTTGTCTTTCTGTTTTTGACATGGAACCGTCAACCTTAACCGCAGATTTTCCAAAGTGTTCAACAATTTTATTTAATGATTCTGTAAAATTACAAAAGATAATAACCTTCTTATCTTGTTCTAAAATGTTTTCGGCTAACTCTATTGTTTGTGTAATTTTTTCGTTGGCAATTATCTGTCTTACTTTTGTAAGTTTTGTGAATTGGACCGTCAAAGATTTAGATTCTTCAGGATTTTTTTCATACCAATTGTAGTATTCTCCCATAACCTCTTCATACTCTTTTGATTTTAATCTCAAATAGATTGGAGTTATAATTTTATCAGGTAAGTCTAATACATCTTCTTTCAATCTCCTTAAGGTCAGACCTGAGGTTCTATCTCTTAACTCTTCCAAATTGGATGCACCCATTACATTCCACACTTTTCTTGGGCCAACTTTGAATTGGTATCCTTGACAGTATCTTATAACATAAGCCATCCAATTTTTGGCAACTGGAGAGTCTATCAAACTTAATAAATTATAATAATCAATTGGGCGTGATGTCAATGGTGTTCCTGTGAGCAACCACAGACGGTCTATTTTTTTTACAAAGTCATTGATTAATTTTGTTCTTTGGGCTTGAGCGTTTTTGATATAGTGTGCTTCATCAATAACCACCAAATCAAAATTGGCTCCAAGAATTTGCGACTCATCTTTTTTCTTATCGTCATGAAAATTTTTTATAATGTCGTAGTTTATAATAACAAAGTCGTGCTCTGTTGAAAATTGTTTTCCTTCAGCAATGAAGATTGACCTATCAGAATAATTCTCAATTTCTCTTTTCCAGTTTATTTTCAAAGTTGCGGGACAAATGATTAGGATTTTTTTGGCTCCCGACTCAAGTGCTGCGACGATACTTGAGGTTGTTTTACCAAGACCCATATCGTCTGCTAAAATGAATTTTTTATTTTCGAGAAGTTTTTGGATTGCTTCTTTCTGATGTGACAACAAAGGTCGTTTAGAATATTTTTCATAATCTACCACAACATCTTTTACAGTATTGTCTTTGATTATCGCGGCTTTTGGTAACCAAAAATCATGAAGCTCTTGTGATTCTTTTATCTTACCCCAAATGTGGAATGCCTTTTCTTTATCAGCAAGTAATTTTTCAACCCAAACCTTTTCTGGAATTTCAGTTAACAATCTATCGTCGGCTAATTTCTGTGCGAAGTATGCATCGAGGATAACCCATTTCTTTGCGACCTTGGGTTGTTTGTCATGATTGTTAATAATGTATTCTGCCTGACTTCTTGTTGGATAGAACTTACGATTTATTTCTGATTTTCTTTTTAATTCAAGAATATAATTGTTTGCACCATTATATGTTTCCAAAATGGAAAGTGCTTTTGATTCCATTGATATGGTATTATCATTCATCAAAAAACGACACCATTTGCGTAGTTTATAAAAAGTTCTTCATCTTTTTCAATGTCTCTAAGTGCTTTGAAAACAAAAAGACCTAATTCATTTTCTGTATACCAATCAACATTGGCGTTCTCAGAATGATTATAGTAAGAACCGTAACCCGTAACTAATGCATGTGTTGTCCACATTTCACCTCTTGGGAAACAAAAAGTATAGTTTGAAAAAGCGGGAACTTGTTCGTTTTTGTTTTGTGGGAATGCTAAGAATGGGCACTCTTCTATTGGTTCACCTTTAGATATTTTTTGACTTGAAAAAACACCCAAACCGTGAATTGGACTTTTCTTTAAAATTATTTTTGTAGATGGTCTTATTTCCATTTGGTGTAAATATAAACAACAATAAAGTATTTATCAATATGGAAAATTTAGTCCCTATAACAAGATTAGGTAAGTTCTTTGGTCGTGAAGATTATGCTTTAGATATCGGTATGGGTGAGGAGTGGTTAATTGGTGACATGAACTTTACCGTTATACTTTATCGTATTGATAGATATAAAACCAAAACTGATGATGTTTATGGTGAGGTTTTGGAAGATGGAATTCAATTCTTGGCACCTGTTGAACTCAAAGGTTATGTTCAGGTTATGGCACCTACGGGTAAGAATTACGGTAATTCAAAAATTGAATTGCAAGAACCTGGCAATATGAAATTCTCAATTTATCAAAAGACTTTGGAAGATTTACAGGTTGAAATATTCCAAGGAGATTACTTTGGTTACTATGAGAGTGAGGACAGGGTTAGATATTATGTTGTAAGTGATGATGGATATGTAAGGTCTGATAATAAACATACATATGGTGGATATAAACCATTCTACAGAACTGTGGTTGCCACTTATGTTAGTGAAAATGAATTCAGAGGGATATAATAAAATATATATAATTTAATAATTAATAAAATGGAATACTTAATTTCTGAAAACCAACTTAAGTTTTTAATCAATGAGATTGAATACGACCCTGAAGTTGAAAAGATTCAAAAAATCTTGGTTAAGAAATATGACTTAGGTGATTTCGGTCCAAAGGGTGACGGAGTTGATGGTAAAGCAGGTCCGTTGACAAGAAAGGCATATCAAAAAGAATTTGGTAAAGAATTAAGTTCGAAAAGTAAGACTGCTGTTAAATCCCCTGTCAAATCAACTGGTTCATTTGATGCTGTATTGGTTGGTGGGTTAGATTATAGAGATGGAGATTTGGACATCGATTCACAAGTAAAATTATTAAATTCAGGATTGGGAAACGATAAGAAAATAAAAGGTTTCAGATATAGCACATCAACAAGAGATATTGAAGACTTCTTGGAAAAGAACCCAAAGATTCCTGTCTACTTATTTAGTGCTGGTTGTAAGAAAGCAAATGAGTTGGCGGTTAGTCCATATGTAAACAAAAATAAACTTTTTATAATTGAACCATATGCCGTGGGACCTGTTACTAAAAACAATGTTAGAGCGGCTGTGAGCAGTGGGGTTCCTTCGTCAAACGTGTTTGTGGGAAAGTCAGGAGGTAGAGGTGCAGGTGTTGTAAGTGGTGCTAGTTCATCTAACTCGTCATCTCATTGGGGTGCGTTAAAACAAGTTGGATTAATGACAAAATAATTAAAGAATGCCATTACCTAAACAAGTCAAACCAACATTACCATTAGTTCCTCAGAAGACATTGTCTGCAAGGAGAGAACAGTTGTTGGAATTTATTAATAAGGATGGGACATATCTTCCTAAATCTGTATTACATGCTGATTTGGATAGAGGTATGTTAGATTTTGTTAAAGCTGATTTAGAGGTTGTGACAGCAGGTAAAGTTGTTCCTATGGTTGATACAATCATAACAACTCAAAACTGGGCTCAGTATGTTGAAACTGCATTATTTGTTGATTTGGATTTTAACCCTTCACCACCTTTTATCACAGTTGTAAGAAGCCCTGACGTTAAATACGGAACTAATCCCGCATTACAATATACAATTCCTAACAGGAAACAATTCTATTATGCCTCAGTTCCAACTTGGAATGGTAATGAACAAGGTATGGACATATACACAATACCACAACCAGTTCCTGTTGATATTAATTACAGTCTTAAGTTTATCTGTAATAGAATGAGAGAGTTGAACCAACTCAATAAAATTGTTATGCAGAAGTTTTCATCAAGACAAGCATATACTTTTATTAAAGGTCAATATGTTCCGATAATATTAAATAACGTAGCTGATGAGTCTCAAATGAATTTGGATTCAAGAAAGTATTATGTTCAAAGTTATGATTTTACGATGTTGGGTTATTTGATTGACGAAGAAGAGTTTGAAGTTAAACCAGCAATTGCTAGAGTTTCTCAAGTATTCGAAGTTCAATCTGAAATCAAAAAGAAAAAGAGAGACATATATCCTGAGAATCCTGATGAGTTCGGTCAAAACTTTTTATTTGTTTCGGGTAACACAGTTCTTAGCGGTCTTGTCGATTATACCGTTGACATGACTTTTATTTCTTCAAATAATATTAATTCGTATGATGTTTACATCAACAACAATTATTATGGAACGGACTTAAATGTTATTCAAGTAACTTTGGATGATATCTTGAGAATTGAGGTTATCAAAAACGATAACACGTTGGAGGGTAATATTCTTTTTGAAAACAAGTTAGTTTAGTTCTCTCCGTAGATATCTTTCTTTTCAATACACTTTTCCATTATCAAATTTTCTAAAAACTTATAAATTTTAATTCCTCTCTTATCACAGTATTTTTTTAGGATTTCATGTGATTCAGGGGATATTTTTATGTTTTTGATTTCTTTCTTCGTTTTCATGGTAGAAAAAAGGCAGAATTAATTCTCACCGTTTATAAATAGATATCAGAAAGTCAAGTTTTTTCATTCAGATACTAATATTTATCATTAAAATAAATCTGCATTAGAATAATTTAATAATGGCAACAGCACAAGCAAATCAAAAAGTATTCGTTTCACCTGGTGTATACACATCTGAAACTGACTTATCTTTCGTGGCTCAAAGTGTCGGTGTAACTACACTCGGTCTTGTTGGAGAATCCATCAAAGGACCAGCATTTGAACCTGTATTTATTACCAACTATGATGAATTCCAAGCTTACTTTGGTGGAACAGTTCCAGAGAAGTTCGTGAATACACAAATCCCTAAATATGAAGCGGCGTATATTGCCAAATCTTATCTCCAACAGTCTAACCAAATGTTCTTTACAAGAATTCTTGGTTTATCTGGTTATGACGCAGGTCCATCTTGGAGTATAAGAGTAACAGCTAACCCTGACCCGACAACTATCGGTATCAACTCGGCGATTGCAACAGCTCCTTGGAGTGCGTCTTTCACGGGTTCTACTTCAGGAAATACAATTACATTCGTTGGAGGTGCATTACCAGCACCCGTGGCTTTAGATTTAAACACTCAATTTACATTATCAAACGGTTCAACTTCAACATATGCTGAAGGTTTTAACACATACGTTGGTAATATAATTGATACTCCTTCTTTATCTGCAACAACTGCAGTTATTTACGGTTCAATTCCTGGAACTGATTATGCGAATTTATCAGGTTATACAACAATTGTTAATGCGTTTGGAAGTGATTCAACTAATTTAGATAATAACGATTTATCATCTGGGGATAACGACCCTTGGTTCTACGCAACATTTGATATCCCTAGTGGAAACAACTATTCAGGATATTCATTTGATTATGTAGTATCTAATTTAGTTTCTTTAGGTAGCACTGTTTATAGTGGAACAGTATCAGGTAATAGTTATACTTTTTCTGGAACTGCTTTCCTTGACTATAACAATATGGTTGTAGCAACTTTACGTTCAAGAGGTATTTCTCTTTTCACTAATAGTGCTTCAAGTCCTAATCACGGACCTGTTTATGAGGTTACAGGTTTAACTGATGTTCAGTTAGTTTGTTCTGACCAATACTCAGGAGTTACTAAGAATCCTTTTGGAACTTTCTTAGTTTCTGGTGTTACAAAAGATGCAGACACGTTCTCTTTCGAGACATCGTTGTTAGCGTCTTCTTCAAAATATCTTACAAAAGTGTTTGGTATTGATAACTTTGGAAAATCGAGAAATGAAGTTCCATTGTTTATTGAAGAAATTTATCCAGGTTCTTTAAACTACGCATTCAATCAAAGTTACATTAGAGGTTTGAATTGTGAATTAGTTGCTTTACCTGAAGCAAGAGTTACAAACTCAACAACGACAATAGCTTGGAAATTACAAAGATATCAGTCACCTAAGACTCCTTACTTTGTTTCTGAACTAAGAGGTAATAGAGTTTATAATCTTTTCAGATTTATATCTATTTCTGATGGTGATGCAGCAAATACAGAAGTTAAGGTTTCAATTGCAAACCTTTCATATAATAATATGACATTTGATATTTTGGTTAGAGATTTCTTTGACACAGACCAAAATCCTGTAGTTCTTGAGAAATACACGAATTGCACTATGGACCCAGCAACTAACAACTTTATCGGTGTTAGAATTGGAACTTCAAATGGTGAATACGCTTTAGTTTCAAGATACATTATGGTTGAAATGGCGGACGGTGCTCCTATCGATGCTCTTCCTTGTGGATTCAATGGATACACACAAAGAGAGTATGATTCAGCTTCTAATCCTTCACCTTACATTGTATTCAAAACAAAATATAACTTCCCTGGTGAAGTAATTTATAATCCTCCGTTTGGAACTACTTCAGGTGGCTCTAACGCGGTTGAATCTCCTGGTGATGTTGTTAGAAGAACTTATTTAGGTTTTGCAACACAATACGGTATTGATGATTCGTTCTTACAATACAAAGGTCAACAAAACCCTGTTGGTGATTGGGCACAAGCAACTGACTCTATTCCTTGGAATTATCTTTCAAAAGGTTTCCATATGGACTCAGGTGCAACCGTTGTGACAATTGGTAACATATATGACACAAGTGGTCAAACAGCTTTCGAGTGTGGTGTTGCTGAATTCAGAAACGACCCTGATTCTCAAGAAAACCCTTATTATTTTATTTACGCTAGAAAATACACATGTTGTTTTGCTGGTGGATTTGATGGTTGGGATATCTACAGAGAGTGGAGAACAAACGAAGATAGATTCCAATTAGGTGCTTCAGGTTTCATGGCAGGTTTCGCACCTGACCAAAGATATCCAACAGCAACTGGTGATGGTATCTTTAAGAGAATAGTGGTTGAGAATAATAGAAGTGATTTTGCTAACACTGACTACTATGCTTACTTACTTGGTATTTTAACTTTTGCAAATCCTGAATCTACAAATATTAACGTGTTCGCAACCGCATCAATTAACTATATAGATAACTCAAACTTAGTTGAATCAGCAATCGACATGGTTCAATTTCAAAGAGCGGATTCTGTGTATATCGCAACGACTCCTGACTATGATATGTTCTCACCAGATGCTACTGACCCTCAATTAATTGTTTATCCACAAGAAGCTGTAGATGCTCTTGATAACACAGGAATCGATTCTAACTACACAGCGACTTACTATCCTTGGATACTTGTAAGAGACACTGTTAATAATACACAAATCTATCTACCTGCAACAGGTGAAGTTTGTAGAAACTTAGCATTAACTGATAACATCGCATTCCCTTGGTTCGCATCAGCGGGTTACACAAGAGGTCTTGTAAATTCAGTTAAAGCGAGAGTTAAACTAACTCAAGAAGATAGAGATACTTTATATCAAGGTAGAATCAATCCAATCGCAACTTTCTCTGATGTAGGAACTGTAATTTGGGGTAACAAAACTTTACAAGTTGCTGATACCGCTCTTAACAGATTAAACGTTAGAAGATTGTTGTTACAAGCTCGTAAGTTGATTTCAGCGGTGGCTGTAAGATTATTGTTCGAACAAAACGACCAAATCGTTAGACAACAATTCTTAGACAGTGTTAACCCAATCTTAGATTCAATCAGAAGAGATAGAGGTTTATACGATTTCCGTGTAACAGTTTCATCTACTCCTGAGGATTTGGATAGAAATACACTTACAGGTAAGATTTACTTAAAACCTACGAAGGCGTTAGAATTCATCGACATCGAATTCTTCATCACTCCAACAGGAGCTTCGTTTGAGAATATTTAATACTAATTACAGTATTTCGAAATCCCCCACCACAAATGGGGGATTTTTGTTTAATAAAGGTATTTATATGTTATGGGAAAAAAATTGATTATTAGTGAATCTGAAATTAATACAATCCGTGGAATGTATGGGTTAGTAAATGAACAGTCTTCGTCATTCTCCATTCCACAATCTGCAATTAAAGCAATTTCAGACATAGAATCAGTTTTTTCGTATATGAGTGGCGGAAAAATCGTAGGTAAAAAATACTCGGGTGATGAAATGGTGGGGGTGATGAAGAATTATGTTAAAGATACAATCGGTTTCGATTGTTGGAATAATATGTTCGACCTAATGAAGGCTCAAATTTATTCTTTTTGCTTTCAATCAGACACAAGTATACCTTACAAAATGAAGTTTATAGCAGGTTTGGCAAATGCGATTGACCCTTCCATAAGTAGAGGAGATGTTGTAGGGAAACCATTGAAAGACCCAAATGTTCAAAACGCAATCAACGTTATCAAAAAGAATTGCACGTTCATTGACTATCACTATTATGATTATATGCGTGTCATGGACAATCAGTATTCAAGTATGGACTACAATGACAACTACAAAAACATTTGGAAATACAGACCTACGGCGATTACAAGATTGATGAATGGTGAAAGTTGGGATAAAGTCAAAGAAGATTGGAAATTATCTCTTACCGATAAAGTGATTACACCACAATCTAAATCAACGGAGAAGACTATATCGGAACCAGAGGTTAAAGAACCTACAACACCATCAAAAATCGATGTGGTAGACCCGAATAATAAACCCATTTCAAACTCAGAAGCTGATGATATTAGAAGGAAAATATTGTCGTTAAATTACAATAAGGAAACTACACCAACAAAAACTGTAGACAAAGTTGATGTTAAGGTTAATAAACCAGAGGTTAAATCAGTTATCAAGAGAGCTAAAAGAGGGGTTCTAAGTCCTGATGAAGAACTATAAAGATGATATTTATATAATATGTTAAGATTTATAAAAGAAGGTTTCAAAGAACCTAATAGTCCAGATATGAAATATTATGCGTTCGATTGGGACGATAATATTGTTCACATGCCAACGAAAATTATCCTTAAGACAGATGATGGTGAAGAGTTTGGAATGAGCACAGAAGACTTTGCAGAATATAGAAGTGAAATAGGTAAGGGTCCAGTAGAATATAAAGGTAAAACTATTGTAGGGTTTGCTGACAATCCATTCAGAAACTTTAGAACTGAAGGAGACAAACAATTTTTGGTTGACTCAATGAAAGCCAAACTTGGACCAGCGTTCGACGATTTTAGAGAAGCAATTAATAATGGTTCAATATTTGCCATCATCACAGCAAGAGGTCACAACCCCAACACACTGAAAGAAGCTGTCTACAATTACATTATAAATGATTTCAATGGTATAAGTAAGGAGAGTCTTCTGAAGAACCTTAGAAAATATAGGTCGTTCGTCGATGAGGGAGAAATGAGTGATGATGATTTAATCAAGTCTTATTTAGAACTCAACAAATACCACCCCGTTTCTTTTGGTGACGATAAGGGTGCCGCAAGTCCTGAAGAATTAAAGGTTATTGCGATGGATGATTTTGTGAGTTATATTAAAGGAATGGCTGCAGTATTAAATAAGAAAGCATTTCTTAAAAAAGATATAGGTAATAAATTCGTTCCAGCTAAACCAGTTATAGGATTTTCAGACGATGACCCTAAAAACGTAGAAGTAATGAGTAAACACTTTAAAGATAAACCAGATAATCTAGTTAAGACTTATTCTACAGCTGGAGGAATTAAAAAGGAAGTTAAATAAAGAATATTCTTTTAGAAAAAAAAGTAAAGTAATATATTTTTACACAAGACTATATTTATAACATATAAACAAGAAAAAAACAAAAACTAATATAACATGGCTGATTTATTAATGAAAATGCCGATACCTTACGAACCGAAACGTCAGAATCGATTCATCATGAGATTTCCCTCAAGTTTGGGTATTAATGAATGGTTCGTAGAATCAACTTCTAGACCGTCAATCAAAATCGCATCTACAGAGATTCAATTTTTAAACACTTCTACATATGTAGCAGGAAGATTTAACTGGGATGAGATTCCTGTTAAATTCAGAGACCCAATTGGACCGTCAGCGGCTCAAGCTCTAATGGAGTGGGTTCGTTTACACGCTGAATCAGTGACAGGTCGTATGGGTTATGCTGCGGGATACAAAAGAGATATCGACCTCGAACTATTAGACCCAACAGGTGTGGTAGTAGAAAAGTGGATTCTATACGGAACATTCTTAACGAGTGTGAACTTCGGAACGTTAGCTTACAATACAGACGCTTTGGCAGACATTTCAGCCAGTCTTCGTCCTGACCGTTGTGTATTGGTTTACTAATACTATTTATAAAAAATCAACAGAAACTATATTTAACCGTAAAGACATAAACTTTACGGTTATTTTTTTATATGGAAAATCAAGCAAGAGACTACGGTCAAGAAAACTTTACATTACCACACGACATGGTTCCATTACCATCTCAAGGTGCGTTTTATAAGAATAAAAAGAAATCAATCAAGGTTGGTTATCTAACAGCATCCGATGAGAACATTCTTATGGGTGGGGCTGATGATATCACTGCAACATTATTAAGGTCAAAAATATATGAACCTGATGTGAGAATAGATGATTTATTAGAGGGAGACATTGAGTCTATCTTGGTCTTCTTGAGAAACACATCATTTGGTCCCGAGATTGACCTGACCCTTACAGACCCGGCAACAAAGAAGTCATTCTCAACCAAAGTAATTCTTGATTCACTACCAATTATTAAAGGTCAAGACCCACAAGAAGATGGAACATTTGTGACAACATTACCAAGGTCAGGAGTTACAATTAAGTTAAAACCACTAACTTATGGGGAATTAAATGAAATAACTAAGATGGTTGATTCGTATCCTATGGGTAGAGTTGCGCCAAGAGTAACATGGAGACTACAAAGACAGATTGTTGAAATTGATGGTTCCGCTGATAAAGGAGAAATTGCGAAATTTGTTGACCAAATGCCGATTGCTGACTCCAAATACATTAGAACATTTATGAATGAGAACGAACCAAGACTAAATATGTTCAAAGAAGTAATAGCCCCATCAGGAGATAGACTAACGGTTAATGTTGGTTTTGGGGTTGAGTTTTTTCGCCCTTTCTTCTGATTATAGGAAAGGACAACTAGATGAATTCTATTACCTGAACTCATTACTTAAGATAACATACCAAGATTTCATTTCAATGCCGATTTTTATGAGGAAATATCTCTTGGATAAATGGATAGAAAATAATAGAAAGGACTAAATTTTAGTCCTTTATCTATTTATAGGAAATAATTGATTTATGTTTGACCCAACTCCCCAAGGAACAACAGACCCAAACTTAGCTGGTAGTATTACTGATATTCAAACAGCTATGAAAAACCTCACAGACGAGGCAACAAGAATTTTGGACCCACTGAAGGAAATCCCAAATCAACTTAATAAGATTACAATCGCTGCTGAAACCTTAAACAAAGAGTTCATCGGTAGTAGAACTAGAATTAACGAAATGATGCAAGCAATTGCAGATGTTTCTCCTGAAGTTATTGGATTAGGTGGAAAGTTTGAAGATGTAGGAAAAACAATCGATGGAATTGCAAAAGGGTCAAGAAGAAATTTGATAGCTTCGAAAGATGATATACAAGAACTGTTTGCAACAAGTAAAGTTATAGGTCAAGATGTTACTAAACTTGTTGATGAGTTTGCAAAAGTTGGTATCATGTATTCAGATATATCTGAAAAAGTTGTTGACTCAATAAGTTACGTAAATAGTATCGGGGTAAACGCATCGACAGTAATGAAAGATGTTGTTTCTAACACAGATAAGTTATCAAGATTCAATTTTGAAGGAGGGGTTCAAGGATTAACTAAAATGGCTGCTCAAGCATCTATGTTGAGATTCGATATGAAAGAAACATTCGAGTTGGCAGATAAAGTATTGGACCCAGACAAAGCTATTGAGGTGGCATCCGCATTCCAAAGATTGGGTGTTTCTGCAGGAAATTTAACGGACCCATTCATGTTGATGAATCAATCAATAAATGACCCATCAGGTTTACAAAACTCTTTAATTAATGTTGCGAAACAATTTACATATTTCGATGAATCAGCACAACAATTCAAAATAAGTCCTCAAGGTATTTTGACACTTAGAGAAATGGAATCTCAAACAGGTGTTAGTGCTAAATCAATGAGAGAAGCTGCGTTATCTGCCGCGGATTTCGATAAAAGAATTGGTGACATAAAGAAAACAGGACTTGCTGCAGGGTTCAGTGAAGACGACCAAATGTTGATTGCTAACCTGTCGAGGATGAATAAGGAAAAAGGAGGTTATGAAATCAAAGTTGTGGACGATAAAGGACAAGAATCCTATAAAAAGTTGACAGACTTGAGCTCTGAACAATTAAAGGCAACCTTAGAAGCTGAAAAAACTAGACCAAAAGATATCGAAGCGGTTCAGAGAAGTCAGTTGAATACACAGGAGAGCATGTTACAAAACCTCAAGGAAATTAACGAAAAAATCCTGAGGGGTATTACTGGAAATAAAACAGCGATAAGTAGTGTTGCGAAGGGGTCTGATGCGTTAAGGGGTGGAGTTAGAAAGGGAACCGAAACATATTTCAATCAAGATTTCCAAGATACTATGGAAAAGCTTGAAAAAAAATTGGCTACCACGACAGACCCAACAAAGAGAAAAGAGGTTCTCGACGAGTTGAAAGGTGAAGCCATGAAAATGGGAGGGGATGTTTTAGATGGTTTCACTGACATGTTGGGGAAACTCAAAGGGGGTAGTTTACCTATAAACGATGAAAAAATAAACCAACTTTTTTCTTTCTTTGAGGAAAGCGCTAAGAAAACAAAAATAAAAAAAGCAGGCCCCAAACCTTTGGATTTAGGTAGTGCCGTGTCGGCTGGAACAAAAATAAATACAGACTTTCTTTTTGGTAGCGCAAAAGCTGCGGAAACTATAGCAACAGGGAAGGGTAGAGCAGTAGGAGGAGGAGGAGCCAGTGTCACCGAAACAATAGAGGTAAAACCAATAAGTGGAAAAATTGATATCAATGTGACAGCCACAGGAGCTGATTCCAAGATAATTGAAGAAATTTTAAGTAAAGGTTCGGTAACATTGAAAGAACGAATTTTTGAAATCGTTACAGAACAATCCAAGATAACTCCTGGTAGAATCAGATAAAAAAATAGGAATAACCTATTTATAAGAAAAACAATTAATGGGTAGTCCGTTAGATTTAATTAGTTCCGAAGGGTTTAGAAAAAAACTTATTACAAAGAACTTAGCACCATATGCAAAGTCTCCAAGTAGAACTACGCCACCAACCAACTACGAGTATATTCAATCAGATAGAGCCGTTTTAGATACTCCTGATGTTTTAATAGATGAACCGAGTTTAGCCAACAAATTATACCCACTCAATAGATATGGTGCTGAGGGCGGATTCCAACCGGCATCCGACACTGGTAATTTACAAAATACAAAATCAAACGAAGGTGAATATGGATACCAAGATGCAAACATTGTAGGTCAATCGGCACTTGAGTCACAAAAGTGGAAACCACTCAACGTGTTTTCAAATGGAGGAGAACTACCTTTAGACAGTGCTCCATTCTTTGAATCGATTAATAGACCACCTACAACTAACACATCAAACAACCAACCATACCCAACAACCTTCGTCCCATCGACGTATAGTCCTGTATCGATTTTATTATCACCAGACCCAACAGGTTCTAACGGACTTTTATCTCAGGATTCGTTTATTGCTAAGTTAGGAGCGGAAACGCTTAGAGCGGAATTTCAAAGAAGAATTGCCACGGGTATTAGACAAAATACAATAGGAAGAGTAAATGCTTTCAACGTAAGAGGTGGAACTGACATTCTTAATCTTATTACAGGAAGGGTTCCATTAATAGAACCAAACTATCAGATTACAGTTCCTGCAAATCCAATATTGGCGGCAACTGATTTTGCGTTAAGACTTGGTGGTAGTATTATTCCTGTCTCAACTATTCCTGGTTCTTACTTTGACCCATCAATTAATCAAAGACAACCAACAACAATACAACAACTGAACAATGCATTCAGAAGGTCTACGGTTGGTCGATTCTTTAATAGATTAGTTGGAGCTGACAAATCTGGGTCTCAATTATTTTTGAACAATACAGGTGGTGGTCAGAAGTCTAGATTATTCGATAATATAGATTACAACAAATACAAGCCGAATTACCAAAGAACAATATTCGACAGACTTGCCGGAGCTTTGGTTGGAACAGTTGAATCAAATAGTAATTTCTATGTTGGTTCGATAACTTCAGACCCATCAAGAGTATTCTCACCAGGAGGTGATATACCTGTAAACTCCTATGGTCAAGAGCAAGAAGCTCCTGTTTATGGACCCTCGGAGTTAGCTCAACTATATGAAGGTGTTAGTAGAGAAATTAAACTTGCTGCCAATGGACCAACATACAGTAATGGTGGTGGTATTGAAGGTGGGTTTACATGGGTTTCTCCAAAATATAAAGGTAATGCTGGTAAGAAAGTTGGTATTGGTGGTGAGATTACTGACCAAGACCAAGACTTCAAGCCATCTTCTTATAATAGCACTGAATCAACAAACATAGAGTTCAGACAAGGTTCTATTATGGATGATACTCAAAGAATCATCGATAGCCAACCACAAGGTGGTAGAAGATTACAACACGTTGGTAATGCAATTGACCAAGTCAGTAAGGTATTCCACGATGGGTATAATGAGATGACTAAAGGTTCGAGAGTTTTAACTTATACAGGAGCAATCGGACAAGAGGTTGGAACAGAATATTGTAGAGTTTTTGCTAAAGATATTCCATATCTTCAGTATAATGACTTACAGAAGACAGATGGTATGACAACTCAAGGTAGAAAGTTTGCATACTCTGTAATGGACTCAACATACAACTTGAATATCGCTCCGAACAAAAGAGAGGGTGGACAAGATTCAACTAACTTAGTTAACGATACCGCTAATGGTGTATCTTATGCTAAAAAATATATGTTCTCACTTGAAAATTTAGCTTGGAGAACATCTGCAACACCAGGGTTCAGTGTTTCGGAATTGCCAATATGTGAGAGAGGTCCTAATAGTGGTAGAGTCATGTGGTTCCCACCATATGGTTTAACATTTAACGAGTCTGTGAGTGCTAACTGGAAATCAACAGATTTCTTAGGAAGACCTGAACCGGTTTATACCTACACTAACACACAAAGAACAGGTTCTATAACTTGGAAAATTGTTGTTGACCATCCTTCAGTTTTAAATATTATAGTTAACAAGGTCCTTAGTAATGAAACAAATAAGAATAGAGTTAATAGTATTCTCGAATCATTCTTTGCTGGTTGTAGAAAATATGACCTTTATGAATTGGCTAAGAAATACTATACGGTTGCTCCTGGTGAATTAAACGAACTTCAACAAATTATCAATTCAGGTGATTTGAGTAAAGAGCAATTAGGGTTCATTAGAGACACTGTGGCAACAGGTAAGGATAATTCAGGTAATCAAGCTACTTTGGTTGCAGAACCAAGTCAAAACACACCTAGTGATGATTTAAAACAGTTTCAGAACTTCTCATTGTATTTCCCTAACAACGACCCTGTTCAAGGAAACATTTCAACTTACCCATCATACTATTCAATTTACACAGCACAAAGTGGTAGCACAGAATATAGTAAGCCAGACCTTCAACAATTTTTTGGTAACGTAGTTGCAAAAAACTATGACGAGGTTAAAGATAATTTCTTCGTTCAACTAGCAAGCACGTTGGAAAATAATCCAAATAAAATAGTTACTATTACATTGGAGGGAAGCGCATCTGCTGCAGGTAAATCACCTTATAATCTTACGTTATCGGAAAGAAGAATAGATTCGGTTATTAAATTTTTCGAATCAGACCCCGCCTTAAAAAAATTAATCAATATCGGTAGAATTAAATTCAGACAAGTTCCAAAAGGTGAAAATGCAAATGCAAAAAGATGGGATACAAAGGAGGGTAAGTTCGTTGAAACATCATTCAGTTGTAGTGATTCGAACGACAGTGAGACTGCAAACAACAATTCTCAAATCTACTCATTAGATGCTATGGGATGTAGAAGAGTTAGTATTTCTTCGATTGTGGCAACAACAGGAGTTCCAAACCAACAACCCGCACAACCAACACAACCTTCAGGAGGACCTGGTAATGAACCATTGAGACCAATCAATGCGCAAAACATTGAAACAAAAATAAGAAAACCTGATAATATCACCAAGAGAGTCTTAAGGACTTTATTGTCTGAGTGTGATTACTTTGAAACGATTAAAGAAGAAACACCTATGGTGTATGATTCACTTAGAGAGAAGTTAAAATTCTTTCAACCCGCATTTCATTCTACAACACCTGAAGGATTGAACTCAAGATTGACATTCTTACAACAATGCATGAGACCTGGTGATACAATACCAACGGTTAAAGAAATTGACGGGAAACAAGAACTTCAATTCAATGATGCTGTTAATACGGCTTTTGGAGCACCACCAGTTTTAGTTTTAAGAATTGGGGATTTCTATAACACTAAAATCATACCTGATGGACTTCAAATTAGTTATGAAAGTTTAGATATTAATCCCGAAGGTATTGGAATCCAACCAATGATTGCCAACGTTACAATGTCATTTAAGTTCGTTGGAGGTAGTGGACTTAAGGAATCTATAGATAAGTTACAAAACGCTCTGACGTTCAATTATTATGCAAACACAGAGATGTGGGATGATAGAGCGGATGTTACCGATGATAGTCTTAAAGTTCTTGATAAAGAGTTCTTACAATTAGTTAACCAGGCTGCTGTTCCAACAGTAAATCAAGCGCCAAACCTTAACGGACAATCGAATGAAAATACTATTGGAGATAAAATAACAACGGTTATAACTGCTAGTGGAGAGACAGGAACGGTATCATACCAACAGTTTATGGATAATTTAGTTTCGACAACTCAAACATATTTCCAAACTGTTGTTAACAAGAGTAAAGACGCTCTCAACCAATATAACAATGCAATACTTCAGAATTGGAGCACTGCAAGAATTTATACTAAAGGAAATTTCTTGGTTACACCAAGCGAGGAGGTTTATTTATTTGGTAAGCCGGATTCAATTCAACAAATAATTGATAAAGTTACCAATGATTTCATTGGAAATATTGAGTCAACGACTGAATCTACTCAAGACCCATTTATGTTCTTCATTACAAGACCACAAAAACAATTTAATGAAAAGGCAATTAGAGAATTGAGAAAAAATTTCGTTCAATATGTAAAAAATAAAAAAGGGACTTTCCAAAACGGATTAACAAAGATTAATCAGGATATGGTTAATGCGGAGCAAACATATCTACAATTCATAAGTAGAGCGAATACTGCGCCATATAATACAGGAAGTGGAACTCAGTTGGACGGTTTACAACAAAAGAATGGAAACTTAAGACTATACAAAACAAGTGGAACAACCCAAGTTGCTGCTGGAGGACCAGCAACTACTTTGATAGAGATGGTTGACGACATAACGAAAATAAAAACTAATTTGAATGAGTTTTACGTTTTAACAACAACATCATCACAGTTTAATTATCAAGGTAATTCTTATAATGGTTATTTAGTGTATGGAGAAACGAAAGAAAACACAACGGCTAAGGCATTAGAAAGTGTGATTTTTAATCAATACTCTAAGGACCCTAAATTTGTTAGTCTTCCATTGAAACGTGAGTATATGTTATTATCAAATGATTTGAAAAGTGAAAACTATCAAACATTTAAAAATGCGTTAATTGGTAATATTATTAATAACGATAAATTACTTGGGACTGCGGGTAGTAACACAAACATATCACAAGAATTTGATGCGTATTGGTTGTCACAAGCCAAACCATTATTCGACCAAGAAAATGCTTTAACACAGGCATTCTTGAATGAAATGGAAACAAATAAACTTAAAAACTTTATCAAATATACACCGTTCCCAAGTAAGACTAGATTGTTTAATTATGAATTGAACACTAATCCTTCGGATAATGAGAAAAATTTAATTAAGGCTCTTGGGGCTACAACAAACCAATCAACAAATAAAACAACATGGAATGACCCTCAAGGCTCAATCTTTATTTCAAAAATAAAACTTAACTAATGGGATTTCCTTACTATAATAGATACAGTGAGTTTCTTATAAATGGTGAACAAACCGTTGTGCCTTATGTGAATATTCCACAGAAGACCACCGATAAAACATACATTTATAAGATTGCGCAAAGTAGATTGGATAAAGTGTCCCAACAGTTCTACAGCTCTCCATATTTCAGTTGGTTAATATTACAAGCCAACCCACAATTTGGGGGTTTAGAAAATAATATCTACGATGGTGCTATACTCGTAATTCCATTTCCTTTGATTCCTTCATTACAGGATTACAAAGGTGCTTTGGAAAATTATTTTTATTATTATGGCAGGTAACATTCAAGCGGACAACAACGGTAACATATATGTTGAATTTGATTACAATAACATCATACTTGTTGACCCAAACCGCACAATTAACAGTGACGGTAAAATTTATGAAAGATTAGTTGACCATGAGAATCTTATCATGTATGCAAATCTTGAGGCTGATGTTTTGCCAAGAACAAAGTTACTTGTTGGAGTTAGTCCTGAAGATAGTGTAAGACAAACTGTATCAATTGCCAAAATTAATTTCCTCAGACCAGGAAAAAATAATTATTTTGGGACTGGTTATTACGATGAGTTAACAGGTGCGGGAGCATTAATAGGTCAAGCAAGTAACCAACCCTTAAGTAAAACTAATGTAGGTCAAGCAGGTTCAAAAGGATTTACTGTTGCCACAGTTGTTGATGAACAAGATATAGTCGACAACGGTCTTTTAGGTATTACAAGTATCAACGTAAAAGTTTCATCTTCCTTTATTCCTTCAGTTTCTGTTGAACTAGAGGATGTTCAGGGGAAGGCGTTATTTCAGTTAGGGAATAATTCACCTTATGCTGCGTTCTTCAATTTACCTTACCCACAATTCTATCTTACATTAAAAGGTTATTACGGACAAGCGATTAGATATCAATTGAATTTAGAAAAATTTAATGCAAGATTTAATAGCGCCAGTGGAAACTATACTGTAAGTTTGGACTTCAAAGGGTTTAAGTTTAACGTGTTGAACGAAATTTCGATATCTCATTTATTAGCAACACCACACATGTATAGTAAGAGATATGATATTAATAATACAAATGTTTCTGCCAACAACACAACAACAAATCAGAATTTACAACAACAACAAAGTAATGTTGTGTCAAACACAACTAATACTGACCCATCTAAAGCGTCGGTAAGCACTTCTGCTAGTTTTGTATCTGAGAAAGGATACCAAAAAATAGTTGAAGTTTACAGTGAATATAAGTCAAAAGGATTGATACAACCGGATTTTCCTGAGTTAACTCTGATGCAGTTAATAAACAAATTCGATACATTCCAACAGGAGATTGTAAACTCATATCCGAAGGTAAATGTAGAACCATTAACAAATGTGAGAAATTATGTTAAGGCAGCAACTGAATTTCAGACTGCGGTATTTGGGACAAATAGTAGCTGGTCTTACAAGTATCTTGACCCAAAGCCAATTGTTTTAGATGACAACACCAAAGTTTATTTTTTCAAAAGTAACTTGTTTAATAATCTAACCCAAGAGGAAGTGGCAATTACTGAGTTGAAAAGTATATTCACAAAGTATATCTCAATTTTAACCGAGAATCCAACATTAGGTTTAAATAAACCTGCCGAGATTAAGTTAAATAACTTGGGGTATGAAAAACTCGTTGAAACATTAAACATTGCTAATGTTAATTTACCCAAAACTGCAATACAATTTTTTAATGTAGCAACACCAAGCTCGGGACAGACTCAACAAGTTAAACAAGAAATTGAATTAAAGTTAACTCCGAGGGAAGAAAAGGTGAACGGGTCATCAAGCAAAACATCACCACCTTTATATGTTTTTGAGGGTAAGAATAGATTCATCCAAACTATGAGTCAGATTCTTACTGAGGCAAATAGAAAACTTCAAGAGTTTGAAGCGGCAATAACAGAAGATTTAAAAAATCGTATTCAAAGTCAATCGTTAGGAATTGGATTTAATCCAACAGCTAGAAATATCATTGCGGTTATTATGGCTAATGCTGAAGGTTTCTTAAGATTAATGGACGAAGTTCACAGTAATGCTTGGAATGTTAAAAATGACCCAATCAGAAAACAAGTGGTTCAGAATAATGTATCTTCAGCACCAAATATTGAGGTAAGAAAAAATGTGAGTATTGCCAGAAATGCCGCAACCCTAAATCAGGGATTATCCACCGCGGAAGAACCGGTATACCCTTGGCCTTCCTTCTTCAAAGAATCACCAGACGATAAAAAAGGTAGATTTCAATTAACGTATATTGGAGACCCTTCGGTTGTAGATATAACACAGGGATATTTGTTTCAAACATGGCCTGAAGTTGAGTTCGTGGAAGAGTATATGAAAGGACTTAACCAAAAGTTTTCGGTGCCAACATCTCAAACACCAATAGCAAGTCAACAAACAACTCCTTTGGTTAGCATAAATGCAATAGAATATCCTCAGTCGAATGTTCCGTTTTCCAATAAGGAAATACTCAAGTTTTTATATGAAATATGGGAAAGACAATTTGTGACATCACATTATTCCAATTACATAAGAGGGACTGCAAATCAACAAAATCAAATTGTTAACTTAAACAAAACCGCAGATACAAGTAATATTGTTGTTTCGGTAGGAACAAGTGCACCACTCTTAGCATTCAATCTGAAAAATGAGCCTTACACCTCAACCAACTTTACAACTTATCTTAGTAATTATTCAAATTTTGGAACAGGAAAGTCTTGGCAAGATTTTATTAGAGATTTTTTTATCACTCCTTATATTAAGAGTGAAGTTGAGACACCATTCAGAATTTTAGGAACCGACGAGTTAGGTTTAGAACCACAAGTTAATGTGAATAGAGGTGAATTATTACAGTTAGCTAAAGAGGCTCCGAACGACCCGTTAATTATTGATACATATCCTTTCAGGGACTATGTTTGGTCTTCAACAAATTTAGCGAACAGTCAGTCGAGTCAGCAACAACAAGTTTATGGAACAAACAAAAGTTTGAAAGTTTTTCCTGATAGAAACCAACTTTCTAATTTTGAAAACATTTACGATTATACAACTAACAGACCTGTCACAAACTTTTCATATCTAAATGTCAGCCAACCTAGTTTCTTAGTTCAACCAATTGAGACCACTCAACAAAATCTTAAAGATTTTTATGATACAAGAAATCCTAATCAGTTCATACCAACTGAGGGATTCAGTCGTTATAGTTCGCCATCAGGAGCGATGCCTGCTAAAAAATCAACATCAATAATTAATACACCATATTTCATAAACGCGATTCAAGAAGGTGTTGAAAGTGATAGAACAGGTAGCACTTATCCATATGTGACAGCGGCTTATTTATTTTTGAACTCGCTTCCGTTAGGGACTTTGAAGGAAAAATATAAGACCAATGGTCAACAAACGGAATTAGATTATATTGCTTCAGTATTTAACAAATTCGGTGCAATACACAAAATGCCTTATGCTTGGGTTCTTAAGTTAGGTTCTGTTTGGCACAGATATAAGAAATATGTTGATGATAGGGTGGATATCTTGGATAGTGTGTGGAAAAACTTTGACTACATCAATAACTACGACCCAGTAACAAACAACGTAGGTAAACAATATGATGTTAAGTTAAAGGATACAACAAACACAATTTCAATCCAACTACAAACACAAAATACCCAACAAATTAAAATTCAACCAGGTTTTTATCCAAAATTGGTAAATGATTTCAACTATTTTTATAATGGTATAAATCTTTATAAAAATTACACATCATCAGAAATACAATCATCTATCAACGATGGTATGTTGTTATATCAGTTTCCAAATTCAAATTTTAACACATCTCAAAATGGAGTGAGTCTTTCTTTGGCTACGTGGTCAATCTTGATACCAAAAAATATTAATGATTCTTTCACAACTCCGAATGTCTGTATACCAGCAGCCACATCACAATTGGATAATGATTATTATGTTATTCCATCGTTTGGGGTAAACATAAACCAAAGTAAATTTGAATGTTTAAATAAAGACACTCAAGCTAATACCGTGGTTAATTTAACATTCAACCCATCGATGTATAATGGGTCGGTAAGAAGTTTATGGTCTGCACCTAACTACGGATACTTCAATTCAGATGAAATAACAAAACCATCATATGACGAATACATGACTTTTATTCCATCAGGTTCATCTGTGTCTCCAATGTTTTTAAACCCTGTTGAAGGTTATAGTAAAATTGAAGAGATTTTTGGGGTGTTCGATGCTAAGACACTTAACTTAATGGAACAAGAGTTTTTGAATTATTGTAAACCTATTACAAACGTATCATATAGAGTAAATCAATCTACGATAGATGCTACTGTTATTCAGATGGATTCAAACTTTAGAAATTTCCAAAGCTTTATGAGGAGCACGATGACAGTATTTCCAACAGCTCCAAGTAATAGAGTGGAGACACTTTTCCAAGATACTATAACAAAACAATTTGACAACTTTAATTCCCAAATTAAAGGGTTCATGCAGTATGATGTAATCCTTAGGAACGGTAATCCGTCAAACTACAGCAGAAGAATATTTGATTCTTATGTAAGTTATCAGAATACTGTTCAAAGAGTAATAAGTCCAATAAATTTCACACCATACACCTTGAATAGTGTTCCAACATTAGGTGGAACTGTTACATTAGCTCAGTCAAGACAAAGATATCCAAATGAGTGGAAAGCGTTAGAGAAAGAAGTTGGATTTTCAACCATAGACCGATTGAGGTATAAAGATAGTGGTTCTTATATTACAGATTTCTTTGTTGATAATAACATTGGATTTACGGTTGAAAACATTGCTCTGTGTTCAAAACTAATAAAGATGTATGCGACACAGAAACTTTTGAACCCGAGTCTAAACGCATCTACATTCAAAGGTCAGTTAAACACCTACTTAAATGGTCTTGATACGTATCAAAATTTATTATTGAACCAATTGATTGCAGGATTCAAAGCCGCACTACCGAATGTGAATCAACCAACAGAAGCACAAATCAACTCCCAAGTTCAGAGTATGCAAGGTAAAGTTGAGACCTATGAAGTATTCAAAACATTGAATGACAAGTGGGTTGCTGGTTCAGATTACAAAACAAAAACACTTTTTGAAGATATATTATTCCTTGATAGAGCTTCAAGAAACATCGGAGATACAATCATCTTAGACATTTTTGACATTAAAAACATGTTGAATAAGAATTATCTTAATGAGGGTATGTCTGTCTATACATTAATAAGTGGAATGTTAATGAAGAATAATTTCACGGTGATGCCTTTACCGGCCTATGTAAATTTCTATAACGTTCAGGATGTTGATGGGGTAACAGTTCCAAATCCTGAAGGGTCTTTAGAATTTGCTGATAATCTTTGGGGGACATTTAGAAATGTTGACTATAGAAAGTCAGGACCAAAAATGGTTTGTTTCTATGTTGGTAAACCATCGGGTCATTTGAATTTACCAAACATTGTTTCGGGATATGGTGATGACTCATTTGAGTTTAGAAGAAGTAGTGAAGTTCCATTACTTGAAAACCAATCAGGGAAAAAAGATTATGCAATTTCTAATAAATGTGTTGGATTCAATGTTGATATAGGTATTAGAAACCAAAACATATTCTCATCATTCAGTGTTGGACAAGACAACGGAAAGGCAACCTCTGAATCGATTCAGTCAGTTCTTGAAATGGCTAATCAAACAAACACAAGAACTGTAGGTAATCAGAACGCAAGTTTATACAATTACTATAAAGGTAGAAGTTATACTTGTAGTGTTACTGCGTTAGGCAATGCTTTAATTCAACCAACTATGTATTTTAATTTGAGACACGTTCCAATGTTTAATGGTCCTTACATGATTACAAGTGTATCACACTCGATAAGTGCTGGTAACTTCGTTACAGAATTTGAAGGTGTTAGACAAGGTGTTTATGATTTACCTCCTATTGACAATTTTATTCAAGCAATCAATCAAAATCTATTAACCCAAATTGAAGCGTTAGTAGTAAACAAAACAGACCAACCAACTACACAAGGAACCACAACACAATCAATTGCTAATAATGTTGTTCAAGATGCTGACGAGAATACCTTGGCGGCTCAAAACTCATGTAGTGCTAACTTAAATTCATCTTATATTTCATGGGTTACAACTGGTGCTACTGAAACAAAATTAAGTCAATTAGAATTTGCAAATGCGATTAAGGCCTCAGCACCAAATAATGTTGCATTACAAACCGCAATATATATCATAACTTACGTTAGGGGATATGCTAAAAGTCTTTCAGACGCTGGGCAATTTTCAAGTTGGGAAAACAACTTTGGCGTCATCACTTTGGATAAAGACAATTATTCACAAACAGAAAACTTTGTCCAAAACAGTTTTTTCTGTGTTAATACCAAAACTTTAGGAGGTATCAAACAGTTACCTGCTGCTAGATTCAAAGATTTAAATGCTTATTTAACCTACATGAAAAATATCATTGGTCCGAGAATTAACGAAATACAAGACCAAGGAGGATTATTGAAATATTATGTAACATCTTTTCCTGTTGACACTATGAAAACTGAAGACTATGAAAAGGATAAACAGAGATATGTGAAAGAGTTTACTCCATTGTTTAATGCTGCGGCATTAAATGCTGCTCGAAATGGATTGAACGGTGGAATTGTTGTTGAACAACGACAAACACCACAAACAACTCAAAGTCAAGGAAATACACCAGCTCCGACACCAACTTGTCCGCCAACAACAGTTTCGTCTTATTCACCAACCTCGGCAGCTGCGGGAACAATCATTACGGTAAACGGAACAAACTTAGAATTTGTGACAAGTATAACTGTTGATAACCAACCAGTAGACGTAAGGTCAATCCAATTAATTGGAACAACTAAAATTAAGTTTTCAGTTCCAACTTTAACTAATGCCATACCAGGTGTTCAAGTTAATATTGTTCTTGAAAGTAGTAATAACACATCTGATATTACTTTAACCCCACCATTAAACTATATATAAACGTAATTTAACGAATTCATTATATTTATAATAAACATATTTTTTATGAACATTAAAACAGCCTTAGACAACTATCTTGGAAAATCAGTTAGATTTTCTGAACAAGACAACGGTAACGGAACAAAAGAAGTTTGTGATTTAGACACAGGCGAATGTTATGTTGTTAGAGAAAAAGATGGATTGATAGAAAGAGCGGGACATCAAGTATACACCAACAGAAAAGTTAAAGTTGAGACCGCACACGGTATAAAACAATTATTAAACGGATAATAAAATGAGTTTAGATAAAAAGATTCTAAGTGAAATTAAAAGATACCAAAGTATCAATAAATACATAAGTGAGCAAGAAGCTCCATTACCACCAATACCTGGTGCGGAAGATGCGGTTGCGGACGAAGTAACTGCAGCAATTCCCCCAACAGGTGCTGGTGAAGGTGCTCCTGCGGCTCCTGAAGCACCGGCAGCTCCTGCGGCTCCTGAAAAAATCGATATCGAGAACGACCCTGATGTTGAGAAATTAGATGATGAAGGTGAACCTGCAGATGGAGAAGAAGGTGGAACTGAAGAGTTAGAAATTACTGACCTTGTAACTTCTCAAAAGAATATTGAGCAAAAGCAAGATGAATATTTTAATAACCTTTTCGGACAAATTTCAAAGTTAGAAGCGAAATTATCTGAGATGGATGCTCTAATGAATAGACTTAATACTATTGAAAATAAGATAGAAAAGTATAGAGAAAAAACTCCACAAGAAAGGTTAGAATTAAGAACTTATGATTCATATCCTTTCAATCAAAAGTTATCGGATTTCTTTGATGACAAAAAAATTGAAATGGAAAAGACAGGTAAAAAAGATTATGTTTTAACTTCAGATGAAGTTGAGGACATTAATCCTACAGATATAAGGACCTCGTTCCAACCGGGACAAGAACCATCTTAAAAAATTTAGAAGGTCATCGAAAGATGACCTTTTTTATTTGACATAAGGGTTATCTTCAACTATATTTATAATTCAATTTAAACACTTTTAATTATTTAAAAAATGAGTAATGTATTAGACGCCGTATTGGCACAGTATGAGAAATCACAAAACGCATCGGGCGGGGCCCAAAGTAAAATGTCGCAAGACGAAAGAATGAAAAAGTATTTCGCTTTAATCCTTGGTGATAAAGAGAAATCAGGACAAAGAAGAGTAAGAATCCTTCCTACTCAAGATGGTTCGTCACCATTCAAAGAAGCTTGGTATCACGAAATCCAAGTAGGTGGTCAATGGCAAAAGTTCTATGACCCAGGAAAAAATGACAACGAGCGTTCACCTTTGAATGAGGTTTACGAAGAGTTGATGTCAACGGGTAAAGAATCAGATAAAGAATTGGCGAAACAATATAAGTCTCGTAAATTCTATATCGTAAAAGTAATCGATAGAGACCACGAAGAAGATGGTCCAAAGTTTTGGAGATTTAAACACAACTACAAGAATGATGGTATCTTAGATAAAATCATTCCAATTTGGAGAAACAAAGGTGACATCACTGACGCTGAAAAAGGACGTGACCTTATCATCGAGTTAACCAAATCAAAAACACCTGCAGGTAAAGAATACACAAGTGTATCAACAATCATGTATGATGACCCAACAGCAGTTCACGAAGAAAAAGAACAAGCAGATGCTTGGGTTAAAGATGAATTATCTTGGACTGATGTTTATTCTAAAAAACCTGTAGAGTATCTTGAAGCAATCGCTCGTGGAGAAACTCCAAAGTGGGATAGTGAAAAAGGTGGTTACGTTTATGGTGACTCATCCGTTGAAACTACTACAGTTGGTGGTGGAAGCAAATCTAAAGAAAAGATAGCTGACCCACAGGCAGATTCAGAAGTTGACACAGATTTACCATTCTAATTTATAACGGGTGGGGTTTGTCCCCACCCATTTTATTATTACTAATATGACTTTCAAAGAAGAAATTGAATTACAAATCAGAGACAATAAAACATTGTCCTTCGAGTTTTTCAGTCAGTTGAAAGACAAAAATTATTTTTCGGGTAGAAACAAACAAGTGGGTGACACTGTTTTGTTTGGTATGTTAAGAGAAGAAACAGGTGATGAGGATGACATGCTAATAAAGTTGATTACCTTTCATGAGGACGAGATTGGAAAATTATATGAAGAGGACACAATGTTTTACAACCGAAACAAAACAAATAAATTACCGAGTATTAAAAAAATATTAAATGGCAATCAAGAAGACTAATTTTAATCAAGTAAAAGAGAAGTTCTCAACTTCAGCAAAATATAAACCTCAAAGGTTCCTTGACCTTGGTGAAGATTTTTTAGATGCCGTTGGACTTCCTGGTCCAGCTGTTGGACATTTGAACATGTTCTTAGGTCACTCAGATACAGGTAAGACAACTGCGGCAATCAAAGCGGCTGTTGACTGTCAAAAGAAAAAGATTCTTCCTGTGTTTATCATCACAGAACAGAAATGGTCTTTCGACCACGCAAAACTTATGGGTTTTGAATGTGAGGAAATCGTTGACGAAGAAACAGGAGAAATGGATTGGGGTGGATTTTTCATCTTCAATAATAACTTCAGTTATATCGAACAAATTACCGACTACATCAACTCTTTGTTAGATGCTCAACAGAAGGGTGAATTAGACTACGAAGATGAAGATGGCTTACAATCACCAAGCTTATGTTTTATATGGGATTCTGTGGGGTCTGTGCCTTGTAAGATGACATATGACGGTAAAGGTGGTAAGCAACACAACGCCTCTGTGTTATCAGACAAAATTGGTATGGGTATCAACCAAAGAATTTCTGGTTCAAGAAAGTCAGATTCTAAATGGGAAAATACTTTGATTATCATCAATCAACCTTGGGTTGAATTACCTGATAATCCATTTGGTCAACCAAAGATTATGGCTAAAGGTGGAAACGCTGTATGGTTAAACTCATCATTGGTATTCTTATTTGGTAATCAAAAAGGTGCTGGAACAACTAAAATTACTGCAACTAAAGACAAAAGAAGTGTTAAGTTTGCGGTAAGAAGTAAAGTATCTGTGTTGAAGAATCACATCAATGGATTAGGATTTGATGATGGTAGAATCATCGTTACACCACACGGGTTCTTGGCAGGAAAAGAAGCGTCTGAAGAGAAAGCTTCAATCGAAAAATACAAGAAGGAGTATGCTGAATACTGGAAAGATATTATCGGAACAGACGGTGACTTTGACTTGAAAGAAGAAAGAGAAGATTAGTAACCCTTAAATAAATTATGTGTCTAAAACTTTATTGGTAGATGGTGATAACCTTTTCAAAATAGGTTTTCACGGTGTTAAAGAACTTTATAATGATGGGGCTCACGTTGGGGGTGTTTATCATTTTATTAACACGCTTCGTCGATTCCTTGATGAACACAACCACGACAAAGTCGTGGTCTTTTGGGACGGAGATTCCAATTCCTCAATTAGAAAAGCAATATATCCACAGTATAAAGGAAACCGAAGACAGGATATGAATGAATACAAATACGAGTCTTACTTGCAACAAAAGGCAAGAGTAAAGACGTATTTGGAGGAGGTGTTTGTGCGACAAGTTGAGATGATTAACAATGAAGCCGATGACCTTATTGCTCACTATTGTAAGATAGCCACAGAAGAAAAGATTATTATATTCTCTGCAGACAAAGACTTAACCCAATTGATATCAGAAAGGGTTACCATCTATTCTCCAATTTACAAACAATATTTCAAAAACGGTGACAAGATTTCAATTAACAAGGTAGACATTCCTCATCAGAATGTAACCGTGTGTAAAATCTTTACAGGAGACAAATCAGATAACATCGATGGTATTGAGGGTTTGGGTGAAAAAACTCTTGTGAAATTATTCCCACAAATGTTGGAAAAATCCTGCACTGTCGAAGAATTATTGGATAATGCCCGAAATATCCCGCAAAAGAAACCTATCAAAAGTTTATCAAATATTTTGACTGGTAAGACAAAAAGCGGTATACTTGGAGAAGAGTTCTACAGAATAAACTCCAAAATTGTTAACCTTCACGAACCTCTAATCACAAATGAAGGAAAACAACTTGTAGAACAAATCCACACCGATACAATTGACCCCACCGATAGAGGATACAAAAACTTAATGAGACTGATGATGGAAGACGGTCTTTTTAATTACCTTCCCAAAAACGATGAGGCTTGGGTAAACTTCCTAAAACCATTCATGAAATTAACTCGAAAAGAAAAACGAAACACAAACAAAAATTAAAACTATGAAAGAGCAAGACAGCACGAAGATGGAATTTTTGCTAACCTTAAACGACAACATTGTCGTTCAAAGATTCTTTAATGTAAGAGGGTATAATCCCAAAGCAAAAAACTCGTTTGAGTTGTATCAATACATTAAGGGTCTCAAAGAAGAACTCGACTATTATCTCAAAATGAAAACAGTTATCTACATGATGGATAACAAAGAATCTATTATTCATGACCCAAAAATCATGGACACTTCTTTCACTGAAGGACCAGAGATTTTTAATCTTTATGTGAAGGTTGGGGAACAGACAATTTGTCATAGATATTTTGACGGAAAAAAATTTCCACCAAAAGTTCGTTATACAGTTGACGTAAGACCATTTTTAAAAGATGTCCTTCGTGAATTAACTGACATTTTTTCAAACAACGAATTAAGTTTCAAATATTTGGAATTTGATTTGAGTAAGTAAGTATTTAATAATATAGAGGGGTAAGTTTCAATTTATGAATAAAAATTTCGATTATTTAGGCAATCAGTTTCAAATACAATTATTAAACCAAATTATAGAAGATAAGGATTTTTCATCATCTATAATGGATGTAATTGAGTCTTCATATTTTGATAACAAGTATTTCAAAATCATCCTTCAGATGATAAAAGAATATTTCTCGAAGTATGAATCTACCCCTAATTTTGACACCTTAGAACAGATTGTTAAATCTGAAGTATCACAAGAACTCGTAGCTAAAATTGTTTTGGATACTCTAAAACAAGTTAAAGAAGCACCGTTCGAAGGAACAGTATTTGTTCAGGAGAAGGCTTTGAAATTCTGTAAACAACAAGAGTTACAGAAGGCTATGGATAGAGCACAAAAAATTATTACCGAAGGAGACTTTGAATCTTATGACAAAGTTGAGGGATTGGTGAGAGAGGCTTTACAGGTAGGTCAAACAGACAAAGGAACAACAGATATCTTTACAGGATTAGAAACCGTGTTAGATGAAGACTATCGTCATCCTATTCCAATGGGAATTCCAGGTATTGACAAACTACTTAAAGGTGGTTTGGCCAGAGGTGAGATTGGAGTTATCTTAGCACCAACAGGTGTTGGTAAGACTACAATCTTAACAAAGATAGCGAATACTGCATTCAATATGGGTTACAACGTCCTCCAAGTATTTTTTGAAGACAACCCTAAGATTGTTCAAAGAAAACACTTTACGATATGGACTGGTATTGAGCCTGATAATCTTGCTAATCACAGAGATGAGGTTATGTCCAAGATTACTGAGATTCAAGAAACAATGAAAAACAAATTGGTCCTAAAGAAACTTGCTTCAGATACCATGACCATGAATCAACTTAAGAATCAAGTTAGAAAAATGATTGCTGACGGAAACAAAATTGATTTAATTTTGTTGGATTATATTGATTGTGTTCTACCTGAATCAAGTGCGAAAGACGAATGGAAAGCCGAAGGTTCTGTAATGAGAGGGTTCGAGGCAATGTGTCACGAATTGAATCTTGTTGGATGGACTGCTACACAAGGTAATAGGTCTTCAATTTCCTCTGAAGTTGTAACGACTGACCAAATGGGTGGGTCAATTAAAAAGGCTCAGGTTGGTCACGTAATCATCACTGTTGCAAAAACTCTTCAGCAAAAGGAAATGAATTTGGCAACAATTGCTATCACAAAATCTCGTCTTGGTAAAGACGGTGTTGTTTTTGAAAACTGTAAGTTCAATAATGAATTGTTAGAGATTGACACTGAATCATCAGTAACATTCTTAGGTTTTGAAGAACAACAAGAAGAAAGAAAAAGAGATAGAGTTAAGGAGCTTCTTGAAAAAAGAAAAGAAAGAGAAGCACAGCAAAAAACAACTTAATTAAATATCTACTTTTTTTAAAAAAAACTTATTTTTTTTATCTAAATTAATGGTCAGTTATATGCCGACCACATATTTATCATTAAAATCAACGATTTTTTGATAAAAAAACTACATTTAAAATTTAAACAATGGACATTTCAAACAGGATTTTATCGGAGATTACAGTGTATATGAAATACGCTAAGTATATCCCAGAACTAAAGAGAAGAGAAACGTGGCAGGAGCTTGTCACAAGAAACATGGAGATGCACATTAAGCAGTTTCCACACATGGAAAAAGAAATTCGTGAGACCTATGTGTATGTTTACAAAAAGCAAGTATTACCTTCAATGAGGTCAATGCAATTCGCGGGTAAACCAATAGAAATTTCACCTAACAGAATTTATAATTGTGCCTTCGCACCGATTGATGATTGGAGAGTATTCTCTGAAATCATGTTCTTACTTTTAGGTGGAACAGGTGTGGGTTATTCAGTTCAAAAACATCACGTTGATGTTCTACCTGAAATCAGAAAACCAAATAAAGAAAGAGGAAGAAGATGGTTAGTTGCTGATTCTATCGAAGGATGGGCAGACGCTGTTAAAGTGTTAGTTAAGTCATATTTCTTCGGAGGTTCAAAAATTGAGTTTGATTTTTCAGACATCAGACCAAAGGGTGCGAGACTTGTTACATCAGGAGGTAAAGCACCCGGTGCACAACCACTTAAAGAATGTCTTATTAAGTTAGAAGGTATACTCGATTCAAAAGAGGATGGTCAAAAACTAAAACCAATTGAAGTTCATGATATCGTTTGTCACATCGCAGATGCGGTATTGGCTGGTGGTATCAGAAGAGCGGCTCTTATTTCGTTATTCTCAGCAACTGATGAAGAAATGATTGGTTGTAAGAGTGGGGCTTGGTGGGAAACAAATCCACAAAGAGGTAGAGCTAATAACTCTGCTGTTTTGATGAGACACAAAATCACTAAGGACTACTTTATGGACCTTTGGAAAAGAATTGAAGCTAGTGGAGCAGGTGAACCTGGTATCTACTTAAGTAACGATAAAGATTGGGGAACTAACCCTTGTTGTGAAATTGCTTTGAGACCATTCCAATTCTGTAACCTTACAGAGGTTAACGTATCTAACGTTGTATCTCAAGAAGATTATGAAGATAGAGTTAGAGCAGCGTCTTTTATCGGAACATTACAAGCAGGATATACAAATTTTCACTACCTAAGACCAATTTGGCAAAGAACAACTGAAAAAGATGCGTTAATTGGAATTTCAATGACAGGTATCGGTTCAGGAGCTGTTTTAGGTTTGAATATGAAATCAGCAGCTAAAGTGGTTAAAGAAGAAAACAAAAGAGTTGCGGAATTATTAGACATTAACCCAGCAGCAAGAACAACAACTGTTAAACCTGCGGGAACAACCTCTTTAACATTGGGCACATCTTCAGGTATCCACGCTTGGCATAATGATTATTATATCAGAAGAGTTAGAGTTGGAAAGAACGAAGCAATTTATTCACACTTGAAGACTAATCACCCTGAATTAGTTGAAGATGAATATTTTAGACCACACGACACAGCGGTTATTGGAATTCCACAAAAAGCGCCTGAGGGGTCAATCTTAAGAAACGAATCACCAATTCAATTATTAGAAAGAGTGAAGAAAGTTCAACAAGAATGGATTAAACCAGGACATAGAAATGGAAATAACGCTCACAACGTATCTGCAACTATCTCTATTAGAGAACATGAGTGGCCAGCTGTTGGTGAGTGGATGTGGGAAAATAAAGAATACTATAATGGTCTTTCAGTATTACCTTACGATGGGGGAAGTTACATCCAAGCTCCTTTTTCTGATTGTGATAAAGAAGAGTATGAAAAATTGATGAAAACGTTAAATGATGTTGATTTATCAAAAATTCTTGAGATGGATGATGATACAGATTTAAGTGGTGAAGTTGCTTGTGCTGGTGGAGCTTGTGAAATTACATTAGTATAAAATGGAATCACAAAATATAAAAAGGGAGAAGCCAAAACTTCTCCCTTCTCATTTTTATGAAGAAAATGGTAGAACTGTATTCACTGAAGAATATCATATAGAGAGAGGATATTGTTGTGGGAATGGGTGCAGGCATTGTCCTTTTGAACCAAAGGCTCAAAAGGGTAATATCTATTTAAGAAAAAAATAATCCAAGTATATTTATCACATATGGCAGATGGAACTACATATGGTATAAATTTCCCATTTCAGGATTCAACACGAGGTGATTATTTACAACTAACCGAGTTTCAAAGACAAGAGGTTAGAGCGGATTTAATTCATCTATTATTGACAAGAAAAGGTTCAAGATATTATCTTCCTGATTTTGGGACAAGACTTTACGAATATGTCTTTGAACCTTTTGATGGGTTAACATTCAGTGCGATTGAAGCGGACATCAGAGATTCAATTCAAAGATATATGCCAAACTTGTTAGTTAATAAAATAACTATCGAACCTGCGGATGTTGCAAATGAAACAGACACTCAAGCAAATACAACAAGTGTTGGTGATGCTAAAATGTATGACATATACAGATTACCTGGTAAAGGGACTGCAGACTACACTGCAAAAATTAAAATAGATTACGCAACAAACTCACAAACATTTAGTGAGAGTGATTTTATAATTATCAATATTTAAGATAGATGGCAAATCGTAAAATATCATATACTACAAGAGATTATCAAGGTGTAAGAGCTGAACTTATCAATTATGTTAGAACGTATTATCCTGAATTAATTCAAGATTTTAACGATGCATCTGTATTCTCAGTATTCTTAGACTTAAATGCCGCTATTTCAGATAACCTAAATTATCAAATTGATAGAAGTATACAGGAAACTGTTCTTCAATATGCACAACAAAAGTCTTCAATTTATAACATTGCCAGAACATATGGTTTAAAGATACCAGGTCAAAGACCATCAGTTGCTTTAGTAGATTTTTCAATAACAGTTCCGGCTTTCGGTGATAAAGAAGATGAAAGATATTTGGGAACTTTGTTAAGAGGTTCACAAGTTGTTGGTGCGGGTATTGTTTTTGAAAACGTTAACGACATTGATTTTACATCACCATATAACTCAGAAGGGTTTCCTAACAGATTAAAAATACCTAACTTCAATGCTAACGGGGTTCTTGTAAATTATACAATAACTAAAAGAGAAGTTGTTGTTAACGGTATTACCAAAGTATTCAAGAGAGTTATTACACCTAACGATGTTAAGCCATTCTTTGAATTGTTTTTACCTGAGAAAAATGTTTTGGGTATAACAAGTGTTCTTCTAAAGAACGGAACACAATATACTAACATTCCAACTACAGCTGAATTTATTGGAATAGAAAACAGATGGTATGAAGTTGATGCTTTAGCAGAAGACAGAGTATTCATCGAAGACCCAACTAAAGTTTCTGACCAACCTGGTATTAAAGTTGGTAGATATATTCAGACACAAAACAGATTCATCACAGAATTTACACCTGAAGGATTCAAAAAAATGACTTTTGGTGGTGGAACAAATACCGCTCAAGATGCCTTAGACCAATTCACTACAGTTGGTGCAACATTAGACCTTCAAAAATATTCAAACAATTTATCTTTAGGTTCTGCATTGATACCGAACTCAACACTATTTGTTCAGTATAGAGTTGGTGGTGGTTTGGCAACAAACTTAGGAACTAATATTATCAATCAGGTAGGAACCGTAAACTTCTTTGTTAATGGTCCTTCGGAGTCAACCAACTCAGCTGTTGTTAATTCATTAAGATGTAACAACGTTACTGCTGCAATTGGTGGGGCTGGTGTTCCTTCACTTGAAGAGATAAGAAATTATGTATCATTCAACTTTGCAGCACAAAAAAGAGCCGTTACTGTTCAAGATTATGAATCAATCTTGAGAAATATGCCTTCACAATATGGAGCACCTGCAAAAGTATCAATCACAGAAAATGATAATAAAATTTTGATTCAAATATTATCTTATGATACTTCAGGAAAACTTACAAGTATTGTTTCTAACACTTTGAGACAAAATATTGCAAATTATCTTTCTAACTATAGAATGATGAACGATTATATTTCAATATTAAGTGCTGAAGTTATAGATTTGAGTGTTGATGTCTCTATTGTTTTAGATTCTGCTCAGAATTCAGGTCAGGTTATATCTGATGTAATTGATAAAGTTTCATCTTATTTCAATCCACAAATAAGACAACTTGGTCAGAATGTGTATCTATCGGAACTTAAGAGTATCATACAAGATTCTAATGGAGTATTGACAGTTACAAGTGTTGATGTATTCAATGAGGTTGGAGGACAATACTCATCTGCTGAAACATCTATGGAATATTCAAATGCTGAAACAAAGGCTATCGGACCAGTTGACGACACTATTTTCGCCCAACCAAATCAGGTATATCAAATCAGATACCCAAATAAAGACATTAGAGTATCGGTTAAGAATTTCCAAACAGTTACATTCTCTTAACAAGTTTATTTATTTCATTATTGAGTTATAATTTGAATGTGTGTTCCCAAAAAAATTCACATTAACTATTTATAACTAAACATCTCAATGGGTCAATCGTATAGGATTAGGACCGAACTCGGTGTTAACAAGACGATAAACGTTCAAATAGACCAAGAGTTCGAATTTCTCGAGATTTTGTCTCTCAAGTTACAACAGGAGGACATTTATGTCAGAGCTTGCTCTGATTATGGTGTTCTTGTTGGAAGAGTTACAGCTAATAATGGGTTAGGTGTTCCTAATGCAAGGGTTGCGGTCTTTATTCCAATTGAGGTTGTAGACCAATCCAATCCAATCATTACTTCAATTTATCCTTATAAGTCAGTTAATGATAGAAATGAAGATGGTTATAGATACAATCTTCTTCCATATGAGAAATCATATTCCAAACACGCAGCAACAGGGACATTACCTTCAAGAATAGATGCTTTGACTGCGACAACTGTTGTAGACATCTACGACAAATACTACAAATTTACTGCAAAGACAAATGAGAGTGGAGATTATATGATTATGGGGGTTCCATTAGGTATTCAAAATATCTTAATGGATGTAGACCTATCAGATATCGGAGAGTTTTCTTTGACACCACAAGATTTAATTAGAATCGGTTTAGCCACGGAAGCTCAAGTTGCTGGTGATACTTTCAAGATATCGACAGACTTGAATTCCCTACCACAGATTATTTCAATTAATAAACAAATTGAAATATCACCTCTTTGGGGAGAACCTGCAATTTGTCAAATAGCCATCAACAGATTAGATTTTGATTTAAGAGATGACGCAAACGTAGATATTCAACCGACCTCAGTTTTCATGGGTTCAATTTATTCCACACCAGATACTTTTAGAATAAAAGGGGGTAGAGATGGATTGGGTGGAAAAGTTAGAGATAATTTTGGGAATCTATGTCAACTACAAGCCGGACCTGGTCAAATTTTAGCTATAAGACAAACCATACAAATAGACTCCAATGGTAACCCAATTTTAGAGGAATTTAAGTTAGAACAAAACGGAAATGTAATCGATGGTAACGGCTCATGGTTGGCAGAACTTCCAATGAACTTGGATTATATTGTTACAAATGAATTTGGAGAAAGGGTTTTGTCTAATGACCCTACAATCGGTATTCCAACAAAGGCGAAATATAGGTTTAAAATAAAATGGCAGCAATCTAATCAGTTATCTGAACAAACAAGAAGACCTTATTATTTGGTTCCAAATATAAGAGAATATGGTTGGGTTAATTCAAACTCAGACCCTAACCTTACAGGAGGAAATAATCAACTAGGAAGTTCCTATTATTTTGGATTAGATTGGTCGGGTTACACCAAAGGGTTCAATTCAACTCAAAGAATAAAAAAGTTGAATGAGATGATTGATTGTCAAGATACTTTCTATCAGTTTGATTTCAATAGAGTTTATACGGTATCAGGTTTAATTGACCAATATAAAAGTGGGGGTAGAGGTAAGTTTATTGGAATTAAAGAAATTGATAGTAACGAGTGTGCGGACTCAGTCAACAAATTCCCTGTCAATGAAGGGTTTAGAAACTTTGATTTCATTTACTTCTTATTTGCAATAATATTCCAAGTTATTCAGATAATTGGGCTTCCTTTATTGATTTTGTATCATTTCGTTGCATGGTTATATAATAAGTTTGCGGTGGTTGTGATTGGTATACTAATCGGGTTTGCGGCTAAAGCTGTTGTTCAAACGCTTATAGAAGCATATAATTTTGCGATTTACGCAGCGGCGAATCCTTTGACATGGAATATGGCTATAACTGCTGGAGTTATCCTTTTAAGATTAGGTTTTTATGGATTTCTTACAAGAGCATTGATTAAAAATTTTGGTAAACTCACATCATACAACTTTGACCCCATAAAGTTGGCAATGATTCAGTATCCTGATTGTCAGGCTTGTGAATGTAGTAATGGAAATATTACACCTGTCACAACAAATACTGAAGACGTTCCTCCAATACCTTCTCAAGTTACACAAGTATCAGGTAGTGAATCATATGTTCCTACATTAGAAGCCTATCTTGCAACTAAACCGATAGTTACAAATACTGTATCTGTTACAGATGAGAACTATGATAGTGTTTTGAATACTATTGCATCAACTTTTGCACAACCTTTATCAGGTGTGCCTGGAAGTTCTAAAAATCCTAAAATATATCATACAACTCGTTCACAAAAATTTGGAAGACCTGCTGGCGATAGTGTTAAAAATATGTTTGGACTTACATTTGATTTGCCAATCGGTGAAAGAATTAACATTTATAATTTGAGGTCTAAATTTTTTGATAATACCAACAAAATTAAAGTAACATTTGCAACTGACAACAATCAAGGGTTTCACTATGATAATACCTTGACAGTTCTTACCTCAGGAGATTACACACCAGGAGATTTAATAACTTTTGTTAACCCAGCGCTTTCGCAAGACCCCAACTATAGATGGACAGGAACAACTAAAGGAGGTAAATTAATATCTGGACTGACTGGAAAAGTCCCAACAGGTTTTATACCAATTACTGTAAATTATGCTACCTCACAGACTAGCGACGCATCAACTAACTATACTTTACCAACTGGATTTACTCCAACATGTGTAACAAGTGTTACTGTTAATGTGACTGAGGCTGGAACTGTATCATATCTTAATTGTTATGGTGATAGAATCATACTGGCAAGTTCTGTAAGTGCTTACACAATCAGTGATGTTGATTGTATTGATTTAAGTTCATTAGGTGGAACTGCAATTTATACTATCACTGGTTATGGTGATGAGTGTAGAGGATATGACTATCCGATGGATATTGAATATTATCAAGTCTTAACAGCGATTACTGTTACCAAAACAATGATTAATAATTCACCGGTTTATTCTCTGCCAGGATTGGCTACAACTAATTCAAATGGATTGACATCAAACTCAAGTTTTTGGAATCAGTTAATTCAACCATCAACAATTATAACGTTTGACGAATGTAGGAATGGTTACTTCGGAACAAATCCTACGAATAGTAGAACTAATATATGGTATGAAAAACTCAATGCAACTTATCTTAATGAATTTGAAACACAAAAAGTTTTGATATTACAAAGAGGAGTTGACCCTTATTCACCACAATATGTCAACAAATATGGTATTGGAAAAATATTGGGACACCCGAATGAGGACGACGTTGTTATTACCGCTTCGACAAGAGTCAATGTGCCAATACAAAAACTTCCTGCGGGTTCAACAACTACAGTTCAACAACATAATGTTCAAAGTAATATATTCTACCAATCAAACTTTTTCCAACCAATCAATCCACCAGTTAGCACAGCGGGATTAACATTCAGTGCCTTCACAACACCACTTGTTGGATTCTACGGAGCTCTCGATAGTAACAACAGCTCAATAACAGCCTTGGGGAATTCATATTATTCTAACAACTATATTGATGTGACACCTAATGGAGGTGTAATTAGCAAAACGAGTAATATGTTTACCCAACTTACAGATGCGGCACCATATCCACCAGGATTTGGTGTTGGTTCTACCGAAACAAGATATAACAACTCAGATGACTTGTCTGGAGGTGCAATTTTAGACGGTAATTATGGATTCACAAATAATGACCTCTTTATTTTTAGACCTTGTAATGCTGCGTCTTATACAAGATATGATACTATAACGGAACAATTATATTATAGTCCGTCGTTGTTACCAATATTTTCAGCGAACCCTTTGAGTATTACCACAAGCTTAACTGTTATGAGAACAGATAGACTTCCATCATCAGATTACGCCGACAATGGGTTCAATTGGAATGGGAGTGTTTCATTATTACAACAAAACTTAGGTTTCCAAGTTTATAATCTTACAACAGGAGATTCTGTTGATGGAGTTGTTTTCAGTCAAGGGGCTGAAACTATAACTGCCGATATTGAAGGTCAATATGCTCAAGGAAATGTATTGGCATCTTTGAACGATTGTGACAGAATGGTTGGTTTAACTTGTTATTCAGGTGATGGAACAAACTTTGGTATTGAATTAGGATGTGAGGGTGTAGACGCGATTGATAATGGTTGTTATGTAATGGTAAGAAAACCTTTAACAGATTTATTTAATGGTAAAGACTTCAAAACATTTGCCGAGTGGGGATTCAGATATAGGTTCTTTTATGCTTTATGTAGAGGTGTGTTGGCTCAGTCTTTTACAAATAATTGGGTTAATGGTTCACTATTCATGTTCCCTATCCAAGTTGACAGATACTTTAATAGCCAAAACAAACCAGAACCACCAGTATTCCCAAAAAAATTAGTATATTTTGACTCTGATACAAACAATTTCTATTTCAGAAGTTCACCATATGTAACAACATCTGCAGCAAATCCATTTATTGGAAGACCTACAACTGATGATGTCAGCCCAATCAATACAAGAAATTTATTATTCCCAACAACAATAGTTAATTTGGGAATGAAAGACTCTTTCTATGATGAAATAACATTCGAACCCTCAACTGCTTCGTATGTCATGTCAAATCTTAATTCAACAAGTTATTCAGACACTTCAGATATTGTTAACCTTTTCGTTATTAGTAGAATTACTGATGAAAAGTTTTTACAACAACTAATACCTTTGGGTAACAACTCATTGAATCAATTGTTTAACAGATACGGAACAGGTCTTTCAACATTACCAAGACAAAGAATTGATGCTGACTTGGCTCAGATGATGTCAATTAACTCTGAGTTTGGTGTTATACCATTTTCACCTGAATTTTATCCATCAAATGGAAATTCTAATGACCCTGTTAAAGTTATTGGAACACCAGGTAATCCGACTATGGGAATATTTTTCTCGTCAACAACGTTTAACTTACAAGATAAGGATTATATTTCACCTGGAATAATTAACTTCAGACCTGACCCAAATCAAACTGCGGTGACATATGAGTTTGGAATCAAATCACAACAAGTTCCATTCTATCAGTGGAGTTTAAGACAAGGTGGTGTTTCAAACATATTTGGAAGTGAAAGGAACAATTGGGCGACAACAATAAGTGATATTACAGAATATCCTTATCAGGCGTTGAGTCGAAGAAGAGTGGCAACTCCGAACTATTATTATGGAAATAACACATCATATGATATCTTTCAAAGAGGTTATATTTTCAGTGTTACGAATACGAGCACACCACAGAACATGAATTATGATACATTTACTATGTCACAAAGTAGTAGGTTTTTAGTTGGTGCACCTTATCATTTTTACTTTGGATTAATCAAAGGAGAAACCGCATTGGATAAATTCAAAACTAAGTATGGTGCAAATGAATAAGTTTACACTCATACCAAGTGCTCAACAGTATAAGTCAGCACCTGCTAACGACCAAGAAATTTCTATTTCTTTGGAAGAAAAACAACAGGAACTTACGGAATACGATAGAAGTTCAACAGTCAGCTTAGCAGATGTTTATGACAATGAAAGACAAGGGTGCACAGTATTCAGACCAACATTCAAAATTAGTTATTTATATGGTAATGTTATCACTGGAACCACAGAATATCTTCCATTCAAGAATAACTTGTTTTATGTGGGTGCAGATGCTTCAATTCAAAATAATGTATGGAAAGGGTTTCCACAATATTATGAATTTGATTTTT